ATTTACAGTACTAAAGACAGCATACCTACAAGAACTTAGAAGCCGTAATATGCAAGTACGTCGTGCCAATTATGATAGCGGTATACTATCACTTGATTATGAGTATATTGATGAAGAAGGAGACACAGACTCTTGTTGTATAGATGCACTTACAGGCGGAAATACTACCAATGACCCTATGGATATATACATCATTAAGTCGTATATAGAATATATCAATACACTTAAAGGTAAATCGGCAGACATTTATAGGGACATTGTACTGAATGGAATGAAACAAAAAGATGTAGCTAAAGAGTATAATATCAGTAAATGTGCAGTAAGCAGACACTATAGAAAAACTGTAGATTTAGTAAGAAAGGAGTTTAGTTATGCGTGTTAAGTTGCAGAGAGTGCTTATATTTGTAATGGCACTAATTATTGTACTAATGATTATTAACTTAATACCAAATAAAGAGGAAAAGGCATTAAAAGAACAGCAGAAAAAGATTGAGGAAGAACAAAAGCACAGTGATGCATTATTAACAGAATTACAAGAAATTGACCTACAGCAGAGTCTAATGGAATTAGAAACTGCAAAAGCTGAGAAGTTCATTGATACAGTTAGTGATGAAGTTGAGTTGATTTTACGCACGGAGGAAGGTTCGTGCGTAACTACTCACAACAATGATACAGGAAAGAATGATTTTGAGTTATTCTTCACTCATAGAAGTATTGAAGTAACAAATTACTATAAAGCTATTTTCAGCATACCTACAGATAAAATACACACTCAAGTGATTGAGGGTAAAATATACTTAGATTATGATATAAAAGATATTGAGATAAAAAGCATTGAGATTACAGATACAGTACCAGTAGAAGATGTAGCAGTAATGGGTCGTAGTTATAGCAAGGAGGAATTATTAGCACTTGTAAGTAATGCTAAAGAGTATCTATACGACAACTTATTAACACAGGAAACCATACTAGCGTGTGCAGATAATTTAGAAAGCTATTTACTACAGTATGCAACTCAATGTGGTCTAAATGAAGTGTACATCAACGCAGATAAGTTAGTCACAGAAGTGGGATATGAGTTTGTTGAAATGCCAACTCTTACTAATAATCATCCTAACAAGCCACTAAGTAGTATAGATGCTTTAGTAGTACACAGCACATCAGTTAAAGACATTGATGCGAAAAAGATATACGATAACTTTGAAAACGGAGACAGAAAAGCAAGCGCACATTTTATAGTTGATGATAAGCAGGTATTACAGTGCTTGCCAACAAACATGACAGCATGGGCAGTAGGTAAAGGAAGTGACGAATTAGGACTATATAACATTAATACTATTAGTATTGAAATATGTGAATATACAGACGCAGGAAGACAGCAAAAAGCTATTGATAACGCTGTAGAGTTTATTAATATATTAAAGAGCGAAGTCGGTTGTAATAGTGTAGTGATGCACAGGCAAATAAGTCCTACAGTTTGTCCTGAAATTATCCCGGATGATATGTTTGTAAAATTATTCAAATAAATTTTAAAAAAGTTGTTGACATATGTTTATATTCGTAGTAATATACTTATATAAACAACAACAACTTAGTACATAGAAAGATTGAGGTAAAGATTATGAGAACAATGTATTTTAAGAGAGTAACATCACATGGAAATGTAAGATTTGTGAAAGTAGTATTTAGAAGAAAAAACTTATCAGCAACAAAGTGGAAGAATGGTAAGTATATGATTGAAAATGTATATAATTACAAGATGTTTACACCTCAGCAGTATATTGAGCACTTATTAGATATGGGATATAAGGAGATTTAAGATTATGAAAAATAGAGAAATTAAAAGAGGTCAGATTTATTGGGTAAACTTAGGAAAAGGTGACGAAAGTGTACAGCAAGGACTAAGACCTTGTATTGTAGTTAGTAACAACGTAGGAAACTATTTTGGAGGAACTGTTATTGTAGCACCATTAACAAGCAGAGTTAAGCCACTTAGAGTACATCCTGAAATTAAGGGTGTACGAGGTAAAGATAGTATAGTACTTACAGAACAACTAAGAACAGTAAATAAAAATAGTTTAGGTGACTTTGTAAGAGAAGCAACAGAAGTTGAAATTGAAGACTTGAACACAGCTATTAGAATTGAACTAGGATTGGAGGCATTTTAGTGGAAGAGAGAATCAAAGAGCTACGCAACCGATTATGGTTGCTAGCTTATCTTAAAGACAGAGGACATAAAGTTGACTATGATAGATTTAATACTATGAGAGACGAACTGCTAGAACTACAAGAAAAGTGCAGTGTACCGAGACCACACGAATGGCATACAGATTGGGAAATGTGGGACGGCAATATAGATACAATAGTATTACAGAGTCCTGCTTTACGTGAGTATTTAGCTAATGGTGGCACAATACCTCACACACAGCGTAAAACAGTTAATAATACACCTAAAACAACAAAGACTATAAAGAGTACACCTAAGCAAGAAAAACCCGTTAAAAACGCTAATATAAAGCCTAAAAAGAAAGGTAGATTATTTTAATAAAGGAGATTAATATAAATGGCAAGACAAAGCGCAAAGAATCTAAGAAGACTAATACAAGCAAGTACAGAAGTAGTACCTGTTGAGAAGGATTTCTTACAGGACCTAAAACGTAGCATTGAATTAACAGATAAGAAGAACATCAGAGAATCAAGCCACAGTTACAAGCCTAGTGGTATGAATTGTATCAGACAGAGCTACTATCAATTAGTAGGTAAAGAGCCTGATAAAGAAGAGAGCAGTTATTGCCTAGTGGGTATATGCAACAGTGGTTCAGATATTCACGAAAGAGTACAGCAACAAGTTATAGACATGAAAGAGAATGGCATGGATTGCGAATATGTGAACGTAGCAGACTTCGTAGAGTCAAGAGGACTTGATTACTTGGAAGTACGCAAAAGACCAGACCCAAGCAAAGGACAGTATGAAACTAAGCTATTCAATAAAGAGCTTAATATAAGTTTCTTGTGTGATGGTATTATTAGATATAAAGGTAAATACTACATTTTAGAGCTTAAAACTGAAACACAGTACAAGTGGATGAGTAGGGATGGTGTAAATCCTGAACATTACAATCAAGCACGGACATATAGCCTAAACTTAGGATTAAAGGATGTTATATTCGTATATATTAGTAGAGATAACTTAGATATGAAAGCATTTATGTACACACCGACAAAAGACGAGAAACAGGGTATTTTAGATTATATACATGAATGTGATGGCTATGTTGATAGAAATATAGCACCACCGAAACCTGAGAATGTAAGCAAGAAGGCGTGCACATACTGTAAGTATAAGAGCTATTGTAAAGCAAATATGAATTAGTGAGGTAATTATGTATGCGTAATCTTGAAACTATCAAAATGGAGATTGAGTACTATAAGGATAAGTTACTACATGAATATATAGATGTAATGTCACAGCAGTTAAAAGATGCAAACTTGGATGGTGAAGTTAAAAACATAATTACTGGCGAAATTGGTAGACTATGTGTAGGAGGAGTATTCTACAGTGACTTACCGATGTATCAGTTTAGAAGATATAAGAAGGGTACTAACACTTTAACAAAGTATGCACAGAGTAATATAAAAGATATAGAAACAGTTAAGAAGTATTTCAGAACAGTAGAAGGAGAATAATTATGAGTTACTATAAAGAATTTGAAAATAGAATTAAGCAAGGACTAGAAGCTGTAGGTGGTTATACATACCGTCTACATGACCAACAGAGTGGGTATTTTGGAAGTAAAAATCCATGTGATTTCTTTCACTACTCAAACCCATTCTTTTATTTAGTAGAGTGCAAAGCACATCAAGGTAATACACTTCCCTGGTCGTGCATCAGTGATAATCAGTGGGACTCTATGTTAGAGGCTAGCAAAGTACCTGGAGTGATATCTGGAGTGTTTGTATGGTGGACAGATTATGATGAAACATGGTACGTCCCAATAACTGTATTAAATGAGTTAAGACAGCGTGGCTATAAGTCACTTAACTACAGAAAGTATAAGGACTCATGTTTGTATTTACTAATTGACGGCACTAAAAAGAGAACATATTTCAATTATAACTTTAGCAGATTTATTAGTATGAAATATGTGTTAAGAGAGTTGCAGATGAATTGTAAAAAATATGTTGACTTCTATGAAGAATAATAGTAATATACTTGTAAGGAGGAACATATGCTATATAAAAAGAAAGCAACAAGATATTATTCAAACAAACAGGAGAAGTCAATAGCTAAAGCAGTGCAAGGTAAACAGACAGCAAATTCAGGAGCAACAGCTTTTTTTAAAGGGGACGTAACAACAAGTTCGTTTCTTTTAGAGGCAAAGACGCAAATGGAAAAGAAGAAAACGTTTACTTTGCACGAAGAATGGTTTAAGAAGAATCAAGAAGAGGCATTTGCAATGGGAAAAGAGCATAGTGCAGTTGTATTTAATTTTGGTCCAGACGAACCTAACTATTATGTTATTGACGAAAAATTATTTATCAAATTAAAGGAGATTGTAGAGAATGAAGATTAGTGAAAAACAAGAAAACGAGTTAATCAAAGATTGGTGCGAGTCACTTATTAGGCACCACAAAGAAATAACAAGAATCGGCAGAATGATTATGGGTACTTGTGAAGTATCAGCATTACCTTGCACAGGATTATCAACTAGAGAAGATGTTTATTATCCTGCTATTGATGTATCAGACGTATTTAAGATTGGAAGAGCGTTAGACTTGCCTGTATTTGTAAGTAAATACCCTGTAGATAATTTGAATGTATGTACAGTACTGAAAGATGGGTATTTATTCAGAGAAATAATGTCAGACAGTGAGTTTGCAGATGCGGATAAATACAGTGTAACAATTAGCATGAATATATACAAGGAGGATTAAACTATGTCACAGAATGAAACAGTATTATTACATTTACAGAAGTATGGACACATTAGCACAATGGAAGCATTTAAGTATTATGGAATTACAAGACTAGCGGCACGAATATATGATTTACAGCAGTTAGGTTATAAGATTAACAAGAAACGCATAAAGCATGGTGTAGGTAATCCTTATACAGAATACTCACTTAAGGAGGACAAAGTAAATGAGTAAAATTTCACTCGCTGTCAAATATCGTCCTAAATCATTCGAGGACTTAACAGAACAAACTAGCATCAGACTCATACTAGAACAACAGCTAGAGTCAGGAACATTTAAGAATTGTTATTTGTTTACAGGTAGAGCAGGAAGTGGTAAGACCACATCAGCTAGAATCTTTGCTAATATGATTAATAAAGGTGAAGGTAATCCTATAGAAATGGATGCCGCAAGTAATAATGGTGTTGATGACGTAAGAGCAATTATACAGCAAGCTAAAAGCAAATCACTTGATAGTGAGTACAAAATATTTATCGTGGACGAGTGCCACATGATTAGTACAGCAGGATGGAACGCCTTCTTAAAAGTTATTGAAGAACCACCTGCAAAATCAATATTTATATTTTGTACCACGGACCCACAGAAAATTCCCACAACAATTCTAAGTCGTGTACAGAGATATGATTTCCAGAATATTAGTAGACAAGGATTGTTTGAGAGATTGTGTTACATCATAGACGAGGAGAATATCGAAGGTGCAGGTATAACATATACAGATGAAGCATTAGAGTATATCTGTAAGCTTGCAAACGGCGGTATGCGTGATGCTATTACTCAATTAGATAAATGTATTAGCTACAGCAATAATATCACGTTAGACAGCGTTATAGAGTGTCTAGGAGCTGTAAATTATGATACACAGTTTGAGTTGATGTATTGCACTTTAGATAATGACCCTAAAGGCATTGTTGAGTGCATCGAAAAAGTATTTGCAGATGGTAAAGACTTAAAGCTGTTTATGAAATCATATCTAACATTTATACTAGATATAAACAAGTATGCAGTGTGTCAGAATTTTAGTTACATTGATATTCCACCTACTGACGAGTATAAAAAACTACTTGACGAAATGGACGGAGCGGACTATGATAAATGTATAGCTATCTTAGATACAGTTGTTAACATCAATACAGCTATAGCTTACGAGTCATACCCAAAGCCATTAATCGAGGCTTTACTGTTGAAAGGAGTACTTTAATGCAAGAGAATTTTTACAGCATAATGAATGAGAAATATAATAATGGAACACTGCCTAGCTTCACAATATTTCAGAGTGGACGTGGTGGCGGTAAGACATACGCACTAGAGCAGATGTGTAAATTTATCAGTGGAAATATCGTTAGGGTAGGAACTAAAGTTGATGATGTTAGAGCAATGATAGATAGTTGTTATAAGGTAGCATCTGAAACAACTTATCTAATCGACAATGCTGATAATATGAGTAACGAGGCTAAGAACGCATTATTAAAAGTCACAGAGGAGCCACCAAACAAAAGCAGATTCATAATGACACTTAATGATATTAACAATACGTTATCTACTATTAAGAGTAGAGGAACAGTTATTAAATTACCAACATTTACAGCTGTTGAGATACACAACTACTGTACAGATACATTGAAGCTATCAACAAGTGATGCTGATATTATTAGTAAGTTGGTTACAACTCCTGGTGAAGCTAATTCTGTGGCACAGTATAACGCTACAGAGTTCTATGAGTTTGTGGAAACTGTATATGATAAACTAGATAGAGTTAGTGGAACAAATAGCTTCAAGATTGGTGATAAGTTAGACCTTAAGAACGATGAAAGTAAATACAGCTTAGAGTTATTCTTTACAGCGTTTATGAATGTGGCGTTGAATCACTTATGGGATGATATGGACATGGCTACAAAGGACATAGCAATAACATCTAAATACAAGTCACAGCTGAGTATTAATGGTGTAAATAAGTCAGCAGTATTTGATGGTTGGTTATTAGAAGAAAGAAAAATGAGGTTTGAATTATGATAAGTGCAGTTGATGTGTTAATATTAATGGTAGCTATAGTAATTGCTAGTTATTTGTGGGTACTTTGTACAGCAAAACACCTCACACAACAGCAGATTATAGATAAGAAATATCCGCTATGGATAACGTTACCAAGCGTAGTCATATATTATGGTGGTGGTGCTACTATTATTTACGCAGTAGTATTAGTTATACTAAAATTAGTAGGAGTATTATAATGGATTTACAGAAAGTAAAGAAAGACATACAGAGCAAGACGTTTGACAACTTGTATGTATTTACAGGTGAGGAGAGCGGAGTTATTAAGATATATATTAATCAAATAGCTAAGGTTAAGAATGTGCCTGTACAGATGTGTGATTCTGTAGAGCAAGTATATAAAGCTAAGAGTAAGAAGTCATTCATAAAGAATGACAGAGTATTTGTAGTGATGGATGATAAGGAGTTTACAACAAACGAAAACGCACTGAATAGCGTAGTTAGAGTATTAGGTGATGATGTTCTATGTTTAATATATACTAAGCTTGATAAACGTGGTAAATTCTATAAGAATTATAAAGATAAGCTAATAGACGTAGAACCACTAAAGCATGATATTCTAGTTAGATACATCATGCAAGCGTGTCCTCTAAGTAGTCAGAGAGCTTCTTATTTAGCTGATATAACGATTTATTACACGCAAGCAATGAATGAAGTAGATAAGATAAATAACGTCGTTAAATCGTTAAATATAAGCGCAGACGATGCGTTCAATAAGCTACTGAAAGATAGATGTATCACAGTACCACCAGAAGATAGTATATTTGATTTTGTAAAGGCTGTAATGCTAAGAGATTACCCATCAATATACTATTATCTTGATAATTGTAAAAGAGTAGGTGAGGCACCGTTAGTGATGTTATCAGTGCTATACAATAACACAAAGCAAGTGCTACAAGTTCAGAGTTACAGTGGAAATGATTTAGCTAAAGCAAGTGGACTAACACCTTGGCAGATTAAGTGTGCAAAAGAGGTAATGGGAAGTTATAGTGTTGCAGAATTAGTTAACATAATGGATTATTGCAGAAAGGCAGAACAGGATATAAAAACAGGCAAGTTACAATCAGATGTAGCTATTGATTATGTCCTAACTCACATACTATGATTAATAAAGAATTTGATTATTGTAAAGTTTGTGGTCGTAAACTTAAGAACCCTAAATACAGAGTCCAAGGTTTTGGACCTGTATGTGAAAAACGATTGAATAATAAGAGGAGGAGATTATTCTATGAAAATGCACAAAGCACTAATAAAGCTAAGACAGTACAAGAAAGTGCCAAGCAAGAATAAATTACCGCACAAAGCTTTTTATACAGCTGAAAAGTCCATGATGTGTTGGAATAAGTTAGAGCATGAGTTGATGTATTTACAAGACTTATACACGCCTCCAGAAGGTGAGTACGAAAGAGGTATACATGCTTGTTATAGTAGTATATTGAATCTAGTTAACACGTACAAAAGAGAGATAGAGGATGACACTTAGTCACCCTCTTTTGTGTATAAATATTTTTAAATAAATTTTCAAAAAGTTGTTGACATATATTTGATATCATGTTAATATACTAATATAAATAACAAACAAAATACTTTATAGGAGGTAATAAGCATGAAAAAATTATTTGTAGCATTACTTACAGTAATAGCAATATCTAGTACACAACAAATAGTGAAAGCAGATACAATTGATAAGCTACAGAATAGGCGTAATCAGTTAATGGAACAAGTAGATAGAGCTGAGCAAGATTTAGATAAAGCGTTAGACGCTGAGTGCTCTACAAAATGCATAGGTAAAAGAGCTTACACTAAGGCTCATAAATACACATTAAAGTGTGAGCGCACACTTGAGTCATTGAACAATAAACTAGACAATTGCATGGACAAATATGACGCATATATGGAAAAGCATATAGCAGATATGGTAGACGTTAGGGTATTTGCATACGTTAATAGTCAAATAGATAACTACACAGATAGTCAGCTTACATTAATTGCCACTAATTATTGTGAGTATGTTTGCGCAGATTTAGGTATTAGTACAGTTAATATAAAAACAGCAGGATACAACTTTAAACACAATGTAAATGCAGTGTATGTAGATACTACAAACACAATCTATCTAAACTTAGATAATATTGATAGAGTTAATATGTTCAATACAATAGCACATGAGTGCCGTCATGCTTGGCAACATTGTCAGATTGAGTTTGAGCAGTACTTCGGTAACTATGTAACAAGTGGTGAGAACTATACAGCATATACAAACCAATTAGTTGAAAAAGACGCTAGAGCCTATGGAGCTACAATGGAGCGTGAATTGGATAGAATTGAATATTAATTTGTTTATAAATATTTTTATAAAAAAACTTTTACAAAGTTGTTGACATATATTTATAGTTATAGTAATATACTTATATAAGATAAATAAAACAAAGCGAGGTAAATAAAAATGAAATATGGAGTTTATGTAAATATTGAAGAAAGAGTAAGTACAAGAATGATAGCATATTATAGAGAAGATGGTTATACAGATTTTGAACTTGTAGCAACAACAAACACAAAGAAAGAAGCAAAAGAAATTTTCAATTCACTTGAGGGTAACTTTTGGAACTAATAAAAATTGTGAGGCGATAACACGTAAAACACTAGAAAAGGAGAATTATATGTTTAAAGCAATGAACATTACAGTACACGCAGAAACATTAGCATACGCTTATGTTAAGTTAGCTGATGAAATGAATGAATGTGGTCTAACTAAGGAGCAGATAGTTAACATGGACATTAGAGTTAGATTACAAGATGACTTTGGTGTAGTATTAGAAACACACATATTAAGGAAGGTATAAAGATGAATAAGAAGAAACCAACAAGAAAGAAACCAACAAGACTACACTTAACACAGGAGTATTTTGTAGACATTGACGAACTCAATTGGACACTGTATAAAGCACCAAATAAAGATAGAAAGTCACCAGCATTAGTAGGTTATTTTAAAGACTTTGATGATACAGTTAGAGGAATGCTACGTGTAAGCTGTATAAACGCTGATAATAAAGGCGAATTTGATGACGTTAAGGAATATATAGGTAACGTGGAAAAGTTGCTTAAAAACGCTATTACACAGTTTAAGGAGGTATATAACAATGGCTGTAAGAACTAATGGACAGATACATCATCTTACTAGAGAAGAAGCTATAAAGCTACACAGGGAGTTGTGGGATAGAATAGCTAAGGAATGTGAAGAGGCAGGAGTTGAGTCATTAGATAATTTAGCTATGTTGCGTGATATGGACTATTATCAGGTTAAATTCAAACACATAGATGATATGGGATATGCTGAGGTGACACATGGTTGTTTTGTTTGTGATTATGCAAAACGCAAGGAAGAAGCTGTGTGTGGATATATACGTGGTCGCAAGTGTAGTTATTGTCCAATTAATTGGAATGCAAGTAGCTGTTTACATGCACGTTATGAGTTTATGAAAGCCACTGATGTTAAGAACTTACCAGAGAAGGAGGAGTAGACATGGCAAATAGTTTAGGAAGATTTAACTTTCATAAGAAAAAATTAGTAAGGATATTGAAGTTCCAAAGATGGATAAATAAAATACTTAACAATCGTTGAGGATAAGCATAAAGCAATCTGTGATAGTATTTTAGAAGAATTGAACGAAGAGGTGTAATATGATAGATATTGAAAAGACTATAAATGAATTAGAAAATATAAGAGAAGGACTTATTACTAAATCATTAGATATACTACAGGCAAGAGTTGAGCTAAATCATGCAATACAGACTATACGAGAGTTGGAAGATAGGAATGATGAATATGAAGAACAATTAGAAGTATATAAGGAGACTATTGATGACTTAAATATCAGCCTTACAGATTCTATTGAAAAGATTGCAGAGTTGCAGAATAGTGCAAAACAAGAAGCAATTTCAGAGCTAATAAACACCTCAAGCTTATTTAATCAAGGATATGTTTGCGGTGTGCGTGATGCTGAAATTAAAGCTAAAAGCAAGAATCAGAGGAAGTGTGCGAGTGACATGATAGTTATTTAAGCGGTTCAGAATATAAGACTAATCCACATAACAAAATAGCCATGAGTTGGAAATACTTAACAGAAAATAATATGCTTTATTGTTCATGCTGTGGCAGAAAGATTAAGGTGGTGAAGTGATGACAGATATTGGAAATGTATTTGATGATATTGCAAATCTAATACAAGAGAAAGAGGACAATGCTATAGCAAAAGCGTTTACTGCGTATATTGGCGATTGCCTTAGAAGAGAAGGTATCGTGCCTATTATGACAAAGGTTGAAATGCCTTATGCAGAGTGTTTTAGCAAGGATGAGTATACAATTATATCACGTTATGGATATACGTTTGAGAGATTAGATACGTCAGAACATGACAAACAAATTAGAGATGAGGTTATTGATAGATTAAAGAAATTATTACAGATTGAATACAAGAAGAGAAATATTGATTATTCTGAAATGTGTGTGTTAGATAAGGTTATAAGACAGTTGAGAGGAGAATAGAATGAATAATTTAGAAACCGCAATTTCTATTTTAGGAAGTGATAATGTTGAAAAAATCAAAAATGAACTTACAGAATTAATTATTGATGATATGCGTGAATCTTGTAAATTAGAGTGGTTTGTATTGCCATCACAGTTTGATGATATGTTCAATTCAATGTGTGAAGAAGTAACGGTAAAATTAAAAAAGAAATACAAGAAAGCACTTACCGAGGTAATTGAGCAGAAAATTATAGACAATATTGAACAGCTGAGAGGAGAACAGAGTGAGTGATTATAGAGATTTAGATTGGGAAATGTTTACAGGACATATATTTTCAAAAAAGGAACTTGATGAAATATATGAGCAAGGCATAACAGACGAGCGAGATAGGATTATTAAAGAGTTAGAAGAAAAACTATCAGAAAAGAAATATCAGCATGATGGAGAAGATTATTATGTAGGAATTAGTGAGTCTTTGGAGATAGTGCGAGGTGAAGAGAATGATTGAAATAAATGAAAATGACTTACCTATAACTGTTGCACAAAAACTGATAACTGCAAAACGTAAAATTGCAGATAGTGAGATACTTTGCAAAGCATTAAACAGGACTTTTGGTGGAAATGAAACACAAGACGCATTTACGGATGATGAACTAATGGAAATTGCAGATTATTTACTTTGTTATTGTAAACATCAAGGAAGAGCGAGGTGTGGAGAGAATGAAAAGATACTATGATGTAACATTAAAAGAGAAGAACCGAAATGGAACTGCATCGTATTGTGCTGATAGTTTTAGCATAGACAAATATGGGATATTGAGGATTCAATCAGAGGAATGTGGAGATATAACTGTTAGAATTAGTCCTAATGAGGAAGTAATAATTAAGTCAATAGATGTAAAAGAAGAATGGGATGAGGTGGAAGAATGAGTAAAATGGACGATTTGAAGCTTTCTAAATTTTCTATAAATGAGAATTTTAACAATAATATGTTTGTTGAGGTAGATGGTTGTGAAAATGTGCAAAATACTTTAGTTAAAGGGATTGATGAATTATCCCTATTGGCAAGAAATATGTATATTCAAGGCAAATTAGACACTATTGAGCACATATTAAGTATTGCTAATTGTGAAGGGGGTTGAATGTTGGGATTGTGCATTTGGTGATGCTGAGGTATGGTGTAGATTAAAGCACTTGCGAGGTGAGGAGAATGAGTGATATTTTAATAACAGTATTAGGCGTATATGGTGCAATAATACTTGTAATGAGTATAGTACAGTTTAAGGAAGACAGTTTTATTTTGCCCGATGTTTTTGATATATACGATGGCACAAGCATGAATTGGTTTGGTTGTATATTAGTCAGTATAAGTATAATAATGTTTAATCCTATAGTAAGTATCGGGTGGCTTATATATAAACTAATTTATTTTATATGTCATGTAGGGAGGAAAGATGATGAGTGAGATAAATAAAGAAAAACAAAGGATAAAAGATTTACTTAACCTTCAATTTTGTATTGTTAGTGCTATCAATGAAGAAATTGAATGGTGTCTGCTTGGCAGAGAGTCAGATATTACTGATAGAATAAAATATATTGTTGATGAAAAAAGAGTAAGAGGATTAAAAGAATGAGTGAGATAAGCAGAGAAGAAGTTATGGAACACTTGAAAAACTATAATTATTGGATAGATGGTGGATATAGTTGGATTGATGATGTTATCCGTAAAGCAATCTCCGACATGGAGAGAGTTGAAGTACTTGAAAAGGAGAACGCAGAACTTAAACATAAGCTGGATAAGATTGAGCAGTTACTTAATATAGCAAATAATGATATCAGATTGGATAATGGTTGGGATTATATGTTTAAGATTGATATGATTGTGAAAGGATAGAATTTTTATTGGAGGTAGATATGTTTATTAAACTAAATAATGGAGTTGTTATTAACACAAAGTATATTGTACAAATAGAACCATATGTAAGTAGACTTGATACTAGAAACAAGTATATTGTTTATATGGTTGATAAACATACTTGGTCTATAACAGAAGAAGATTTCTGCAACATTATTGATAGACCACCAATTTAATTTGCAACGAATAGACCATTAATTTGGTCTATTTTTTTTATTTTTTTTAAATGTGTTGACATATATTTATAGTTATAGTAATATACTTATATAAGATAAATACATAAAACAAAGCGAGGTAAACAAAATGAAACAGTATAAAGGATATTACATCGACAAAGTGATTTTCAATAATGAGCAGGAGATTGATGATTTCATCAAGTCAGAAGCAATAAACGCATATAAGAAAGCTGTAGAGTTATTTGTACAGCACAGCACAATGGAAAACTCAATCTATTGTGATGAAAGAGCAGAAGTGCTTGTAAATCAATATGGATTCACTTGGGAACAAGTTGAAGAAATGGAGATTGAAGTTATGGAGTCTATAGCATAATATTTTAGAGTAGGCATAACAACCTACTCTTTTTTATATAAAAATTGTAAAAAATTTGACCTGCAGGGGAGAAAATTAAAAGAAAAGAGAGTAAAAACACCTACTATTTTACATATCTAATAATATTATATATAATAAATATACAACAAATACACGTATAAAATCATACCAATAACATACATACCTATAAATAAAACATCATGTAATAACATGCTATATATTATAATACTAATATACATCAAAACACGCTTATACAACACAATATATACTAGCTATAAGTAGTATTTATAACAAGCAGTTTGTTATAGCTATAGACACTATATACATTGTGTTATTTGGTAGATATAAACGTTACTTATAGCAAGTGATTTGTTATTGATGTGATAGACACAAACATTAAAACAACACAAAATTAGCATTTAAACGGAAAGGAAAGGAAATACATGGCACAAACACCAAAACAGCTTATGCGTAAGATACAAAGAGGGATAAACCATAAGTATGATTTAGGTATATGTATTAGTACGTCACAGTTCTTTACCAAGCATGGTAAGAAAGACCCTAGTACATTATATACAGTAAAGATACGATGTGAGGACCCTGTTACACGTAAACGCAAATACATTGAAGTATTCAGTTCTTTTAATGTAGTATATATAATATACTATCTAAAAGAGATGTGGTGCAATCACGAGCACTCAGATTGTGATAATTTACCACAAGATTATTTAGACTATAAAGAAAGTTATGAGGAGAGAGATAAGTAATGGCGGCAGATTTATTAAAGACACACACAGGACACAGATTAACACCAAAGGAAGAAAAGTACATACAGCTGTACACATCAGGCAATAATCCAGCAGACGCTTATATCGGTGCAGGATACAAGTATAAAGACAAAACTGATGCAAGTATAAGGGCACACAGTATGATGCGCAGAAAGCCTTATATGCAGGAGGAGATACAGTTTAGGGCTAATGAAGCACGTAGCGAAGCCTGTGCAGACATGACAGAAATACTTGAGTACTTTACTAGAGTAATGAGAGGTGAAGAGAAAGACCAATTTGATTTTGACGCACCACTAACAGAAAGAACTAGAGCGGCTATAGAGCTTGCAAAGAGATTAGACTTTACACATAATAATGCTAAACCAAACGATGGTATTACTATACATTTAGATTGGGGTGGTGATAACTAAATACAACATTTAGTACACCTGTTATAAGCAAAATCACGTGGATATATAAAAATCATACAACATTTTTACATATTCATGCAAATTATTAATCAGTAGGGTATAAACATTTCAGATAGTTAGTATATAATATTAGTGTAACAAATGACGAGTTGATTTCTTTTCATATATTTATTCTCCATAATCTTTTTATTTACTTTACACACGGGAAGTAGACTTGTATAGTCTACTCCATACATACCAACAAAAAATAATAATATTGTTAGTCTGTATTGTATATTCGCTGTGCTAAAGGTATGTCAGCACAAATACATATTATACTAGATACCGCTTAGACTCATGTTTACGTCGCATGAGTCTTTTTATTTGTTATAATAGTAGTATAGTACATAAAGGAGGGAATTATGGGAAACGTTAATATCAATATACCTGGTGTAGTAGCACCGATGTATATACCCACGCTAAAGGATATACTTAAGCATGAGCATACACATTACATTCTTAAAGGAGGACGAGGCAGTACTAAATCATCATTCTTAGGTGGTATTGCTATTCCGCTATTAATAATGGCTAATCCACAAGCACATGCTGTATGTTTTAGAAAGATTGGTAATACAGTACAGCGAAGTATATTTGCCCAAGTTGTATGGGGCATCTATCAGCTAGGAGTAGAATCATTGTTTGACATACCAAAGTCATATAGCACACCAATAAGATACAAGCCAACAGGACAGACTATTATGTTTATGGGATTAGATGACCCACAGAAAGTAAAGTCAATCAAAGTACCATTTGGTTATGTAGCTATAACATGGTGGGAAGAGTTTGACCAATATAGTGGACCAAAAGAGATAAGAACAGCATTACAGTCTACAATGCGAGGCGGTGACAAGTTTTGGAACTTTATGTCATTCAACCCACCAATAAGTATGAACAATTGGGCTAACGAGTACGCAGAGGACCAAAAGCAAAGAGAAGATACATTAGTAATACACAACACTTACTTAGATGTACCACGTGAGTGGCTAGGTGAAGCGTTTATAACAGAAGCAGAAATATTAAAAGAATTAAACTATGATGCTTACAGACATGAGTATTTAGGAGAAGCAGTTGGAACAGGTGGTGGTGTATTTCCTAATGCTTGTAATTTAGATATGAGTGTACAAGTACCCTATAGCTATAATATGTTAGGTGAAGTAGTAAGCACAAGACCAATGAGAGATACATGGGATGACACGACACGCTTCTATGGACTTGATTGGGGATACGCATTAGACCCTACACACGTAGTAAAATGCCATTATGATGCTAAGAAACATGACTTGTATATATACGCAGAATACAGAACATATCACTCACGTAATGAGGAAGTGTTTAAAGAGCTGTATAGAGGTGATAATCCATTCTTAGACAAGTCTATGTTATTAACTTGCGATAGTGCAGAGCCTAAGTCTATTGCAGACTTTAAGTCGTGGGGATCTTATGTACGTGGAGCAGAAAAAGGACCAGATAGTGTGCGTAAGGGAGTTAAATGGTTACAAGGACTCAATCACATCTATATAGACAAGAAAGAGTGCTCATACACATATAAGGAGTTTATGTCTTATGAGTATGAACAAACTCCGGAAGGTGAATTTATGAGCAAATTACCAGACAAAGATAACCACGCTATAGATGCTACTCGCTACAGTTTATTTGAATATTATAAGCGTAGAGGAAAATAATTCAGATACATTGTGTATATTATATCCTCTTTTAATATATCATAGTTATTCAAACATCGCACTTAGTTAATTGGAACACATCAGACGAAGGTAGACAACGTGCTGTTGAGCGTCAGAAAAGATTATGGTCAGAAGGTATATACGACCATGAGCAGACTTGTGAGTTTTGCGGTAAAGTGTTTATAGGTCGTAACGCAGGACGTGAGCATAGATTTTGCAGTGCTAATTGTACAAATAAATGGCGTAGAGCTAACCACCTGGATGATGAAGAAAGAAAGTGTGTTATTTGTGGTAATAAGTTTATAGTTAACAAATACTACAAGAAAGAAACGTGTGGCATGGAATGTAAGCGTGAACTTATTAAGATACACATAAAAGACTAATAGAATACACGTAGAAGCGTTTTATTAGCGTTATATACACGTTTTTAAGCACTAGACTATACATTGTATATCTTAGTGCTTTTAATTACGTTACAACGTCGATTACAGTGCTATAAATAAATTTAAATTAGTGTGTAACTTTTTAGATTTAATGTATATAATATTAGTGTAAACAAAAAGACTTCTCAAATATAAGTACATATCGGCAATTGCACCCTATTGTAAGTTAAGTTGAGAGGTCTCTTACAATAGGGTTTTCTTTTATAAATTCCCTATATTTGTATAACTGAATGACAGAGTGTGAAGTATAACTACACTATAAACAATAACACTAGCAGAGCGAACAATCTAGTAAAATTAACCGACACGACCAACCATCGTGGTTCACCTCGTTAAAGGAGGCTCGTTTTGAGATAAGCAATAATATATTACATTTGCGACCGTCCTAGCCCTGTGGGTGAGCACACGATATTGGTGGTACAATTCGGCATCTTATTCTAGACCTCAGCCGTTTGAGTGTGACTTACAGTAATGTGAGTGGTGATGAAATCTCCAGCAGTACGACATCATTCCTTATTCCAAGTACACTATTTTAATATACTACTTGAGGTAAGGGTAACTCTATCAACCAAGACAGTAGACATCATCTTGCTTGTTAGCTTGATATAATAAGATTAACAAGTATCTTTAACATATCAAGTACATTATGTATAATAAATATATCACAGACAAAACACAAGGAAAGGAGACCTTTTAATGATTAAAGTAGATACAAACGGAATCACACCAGTAAAGTGGGCTAACGGTAAAAGATACGTCATGGCTGATTTGTTATCAGATACAGCAGACGAAGTTACTTACAATCTAGTACCAAATGCAAGTGGTGAGATTACAGGAGAGGGAGTTGTTGGACTTACTTCAAAAGATATTTTAGTTCAGCACAGTACAGCTTTTACAGCAGATTGTGAATTATTAGTGCTTGACAGTGAAAACGAATGGCACGGATAGAAAGGAGATATTAGTAGATGTTAACATCGAAGAAAGTACTTGGTATTTTAAACAAAAAGCTCGCTGATGTAGGCGGAGGAACAACGCCACAGACAGCAGTACCAATGTTCTACCTATTACAAGGTACGGATGTGTACGATGTATATATGGAAAATGGAGAACTTAAAACAAGATTACACGAAGGACCTATTGATAAGACTCTTGTAGTGATTGAAGCTACCAAGATTAAATCAATATATGCTGTTGGTGATACATTGAATGTAGATGATGTTACAACTACGGCATATTATGATGATGATACACACGAAGTAGTTACAGATTGGACTTCAAACAAAGACAGTATTGATATGGATACAGAGGGTACTAAAGAGTTAATTATCACATACACAGAGAACGAAGTAACAAAGACAGCTACTATTAATTTATCAGTTGGAGCATTTACTCCAGGTCATAGAGATAGTGTAGTTATTCCAGACTTGTATAATACAGGTGTGAATAACATTACGATGGACGAATCTGAGAAGTCGGAAACATTTACACCTTGTGACGTTGATAATTATTCAGTGTACGACACAGACAATTATTCGTTCATGCACTATAACTCTAGTAACCAAAAAATAGTATTCTCAACTTATGATAATCCAAATAAGTACTTGACAGATACAAGTGTTGTAACGTTTAAGAACATTGAGCTAGTTAATGAGTTTTATATTATTAACTCAATCAATAAATCATTTACATTAGTATTTGAAAACTGTAAAGTTGCTAACATTCAGAATTATATTAATGGATATGATGAAAGCACAACTAATGCCTGTAAGATTGTATTAAATAACTGTACTATAAGCGGACGTATTGAAGGCTCAAACATTGAGGTTAACAATTGTGCATTTTATAAAGGTGGATGTGATGCAGTTAACCCTATAAGGGATGTGACAATCAATGATTCATATGTTTATTGGATGCAAGCTGGTAAATCAATGCCTGCATCATCTATATTACATTTAGATGGTATTCAGACATTTGGCGGAACAGATAGCAATATCAAGAACGTAACCCTTAACAATTGGCGAATATATTCACCAGATTTTAGAGATGTAACAACAGAAGGATTTTACACATCAGCAGGTGTATTTCTAGCTCCTGAAAGGGGTGAGATTGAAAGCATTGATTTTACGGATATTGTAATCAATATGGCATCTGGGTATAACCCAATTAGGGATTTTGGTCGTACAGGAATATCTAGTTACAATGGAGTTAGAGTTTCAAATATATACGGCGGTGTATTCTATGAAGACGAGCATCCTGACGATATAGTAGATTGTAGCCTAAACACACTTATTCAAGTATCATCAGTATTTAAAGACGATGGTAAAATAAATATAGTTGCATCAAATGATACTACTTCAAGTAAGACGCTTAGAGTTGTAACCAATTTAGGTACATCAACATTTACTATGGATAAGCTAGTAACTCAGACAGACTTATTAACAGACCCTCTATATGAAGATACAACAATTGATGATTTACCTATCGACAAGTTATTCCAATTAGATGATACTGAGGTGGAATTTGTAGTTTGTTATGATGGTGATACGCAGATAAGATTTGTAGACTTCACAGACGACCATCATTGGACAAAGTACCCAACACCAGATACAACAGTTATACCAGATAAGTATAATACAGGTGCACATGGTACACTAACTCCAATCACTATAGATACAAGCACAGCAGACGAACATGGATTGAAGTGGCGACAAGCAGACTATACAACACTATCACTAGATTTTAATAATGGTGTTTTCTGTAGATACATGACAGAGGAACAGAAAGATGTAGTGTTTGAAGATGTAGATTTTGTTCAAAACTATATGTATTTAGATTTCCTTAATAGAGGAAGTTACAAACCTGAGTCAACCTATAGAAAAGATTTCCAGATTACCTTCACGTTTAAGAATTGTAGATTTGGTATAGTTAATCTTAGAGAGAGTAATAAAACGGACACACTTGCACCAACATTTAGGTTTGAAAACTGTACATTCTTAAGAATACGAGGTGACGTATACGAGGCATATAATTGTAAGATAGGTGACCACGAGGAATTATTTACAACTTACGAAGGCTTGCAATCAGCTTGGGATTCTCATAGTATGAACGGCGACCCTGTAGCTGGAAGTGAGAACATAACTTGGAAAGATTGTTATATTGTAGACGCAGAGGACAACTGGTATGAACGTGGCTCTTCTGGAGTTGCTCATATTGACGGTATTCAGTTTGCTGGCGTTAGTGGTGTGTATAACAATGTAAACATTGAAAACTTAAGAATTGAGTGCCCATCAATGCCTTGGGATTATACACAAGGTGGTTATAACGTAGGTATGTTCTTACAAGGTAAGCTAACTAACTCTACAATAAAAGATGTTAAGTTGAACGGTGGTGGTTACTATGGGTTAGCCGGTCAAGATTCAGACACACTTGATTTAATTAATATCGAGTTTGGTAACAACTATGGAGCAAATAGAACATCATATCCGTATGGAGGAGATAACTTCCCAATGACAGGTCCTACTAATGTAAGAACATTAGACCTCAGTTGGCAGGAGCATCCAATTGTGTCTTCAATATTCTATGATGGCGATGACACCAAAGTTGTGTACTCAAATGATACAGACGAGAGTAAAACACTTACTATTAAAACGTCAGACGGAGACACTTATACACAGACAGTTGAAGCTATGCCAATGGGTGAACCACTCATTGATAAGGATAACACAATTAAGTTTAGTGACTACCCTATTGATAGAGTTTATACAATTACAGGCAAGAAACCTGAATGGGTACAGGTATATGACGGAACCACACTTATTAGAACAGCTGTATTAGCCTAAAACTTTAAAATAGACATAATGTTTGTTATAATATAACTATAGACAACATTATGTCTATTCTTTTTATAGGAGGAAATTATGTTTTCAACATTATGGAATAAATTAAAGGAGATATTGGCAAGGATGATAGGACCAAGAACTGTAGAAAATACACTAAACAAAGCACCTATAATTAGTAGCAAGATGACAGAAGCTATTGAGTTGTGGGGAGATATGTACAAGGACAAGTCACCGTGGTTAAAAGAGCCTAGCTATGCAGACCATCAATTAGTAGCAAGCTTAGGACTACCGGCATTTATAGCTAGTGAGAAAGCACGAATGGCAGTACTAGAATTAAAAAGTGAGATTACAGCACCAACAGAAGAGATTGAAAGTGACAACCTTAACTATGTACCACCTGTAATGGATGAATTTGGTAATGTTAAAGTAAGCAACGAACCTAAAACTCTATTTGAGGAAAAGCCGATAGGACCAACAGAACGTGCTGAATTTATGAATGATTGTTATCAGAATAAGTTATTAAAGCATTTGCGTAGACAGTTGGAGTATGGTATTGCTAAAGGTAGTTTAATCATTAAGCCATATCCTGTAGCTTATAAAGTACAGAATATAGCAGGAGTTGCTTCTGATGATGTAGAAGGACAGGAAGAGAAATACACACTAGAATTTGACTTCATACAAGCAGACGGTTTCTATCCATTATCATTTGACGGTAGTGGTAGACTTACAGAGTGTGCATTTGTACAGCCTAAAGTAGATAAAAACGCTATGTACACACGTTTAGAGTATCACGAATTAAAGAACAATAGACTCACAATTATTAACAGAGCATTTGTTACTGAAAATGTTAATCAGCCAAGTGCATTAGGTGAAACAGATTTTGGTAAGGAAATACCACTGACAAGTGTACCAGAATGGGCAAACTTACCACAAAAGGCACAGATAGATAACGTAGATAGATTAATGTTTGGTTATTTCAAAATGCCAGATGCAAATACTATTGACCCATATAGTCCATTAGGTATTAGTGGATTTGCTAGAGCTAAAGATTTAATTAAACAGGCAGATTTACAGTACAGTAGATTATTATGGGAGTACGAAGGTGGAGAGCTTGCTATTGATATTGATAGAGATGCTTTAAACTTTGAGAAAGACGCACAAGGAAATACACACAGAACACTTAGCCATTCACAGCAGAGATTATATAGACAAGTTGAGTTAGGAATTGATGGAACAGCATACGAAGCATTTGCACCTACACTAAGAGATGCAAGTTATATTGAAGGACTTAACACAATATTAATGCGTATTGAGGATGTATGCGCATTATCAAGAGGAACACTTTCAAACGTAGCAAGTGAGGCTAAGACAGCTACCGAGTTAAAGATTTTAAAACAGCGTAGTTATAGCGCAAATGTAGAAATACAACAGGCTCTACAATTAGCACTTGAGGATGTTATCTATGCTATGAATGTATACGTTACACTATACGACATGGTAGGAGATTGTCCTAAAGATGAATTAACAGGAATGGTAAATGCATCTAATATAGGTCAGTACGATACATCATTTGAGTGGGATGATTCAATTATCGTAGATGTAGAAACAGAACTTAACAAACGTATTTCACTTCTTAACATGGGTATTACAAGTAAGTTAGAGTTAAGACAGTGGTACTTCGGTGAAACAGAAAGACAGGCAAGAGAAGCACTTAAGGCAATTAGTGAAGAGTCAGAACAGGAAATGGAAACAGATTTAATGTTTAGTTCATTTGGTAGCAACACCGCCAAGTCTAAACCCTAATGAAGAGGTAAAGAAGGATGCTAAGTCAGAATAGTTTAGATAAACTAGCACAACCAATTATAGAACGACAACAATATATCAATACATTTGTTGTAGAACAGATAGCAAAGAGAATCAATCAAATTGGTTCTCTTTTGCCTAGTGATGTAGCTAAATTAGTGTCATTAAGAAACAATGGTGCTGACGTACTTAAGATTAATAAGGAACTAGCTAGATTGACAGGATTACAGGAAACTGAAATTAAGAAGTTAATCAGAAATATAGCTGTAGACGCATATAAAGACGCAAAGCCTTTTTATGATTACAGAAACATGAGTTATATTCATTTTGAACAGAATTATCAGCTGAATTTAATCGTAGAGGCGGTAGCTACACAGACAGTTGACGAGTATGTTAACTTATCAAAAAATCACGCCTTTATGCGTAGGAACGCTAATAATAAATTAGTACCCACATCATTAAGTGAGTATTATACAAAAGTAACAGACACAGCTATACAAGCTGTACAAAGTGGAACTATTGATTATAATACTGCAATGCGACAGACTTTGAAGGATTTAAGTCAGTATGGTATGCGAGCTGTATATTACCCGGAAAGTGGAGGAGTATATACACAAAGATTAGATACAGCGGTGCGTCGAAACATACTTGACGGAGTACGTGCAATTAATCAAGCTGTACAAGATGAAGTAGGAAAGCAGTTTGGTGCAGATGGTGTTGAGTTATCAGTTCATGCTTATCCAGCAGAGGACCACGCTGATTGTCAAGGACACCAATTTTACTTAGAAGAGTATGAACGTATGAACAACGGAGAACCTTTCAAAGACGTACAAGGAAGGAGGTATATGCCGTTCGATAGAGCTATAGGAACTTTGAATTGTAGACACTTTTCTTATAGTATAATCGTAGGTGAAGCAACACAAAATTACACAGACCAACAACTCCAAAACATCATAAACAGAAACAATGAGGGATATACATTGCCAAATGGTAAACACTTAACCATGTATGAGTGCACACAAAAGATGCGTCAGTTAGAAACAAGTATAAGACACGCAAAGGATGGTCAAATGATAGCTGAAACAGCAGGTAATGAAGAATTAGCACTCTTCTACCGCTCAAAGGTTGTAGATTTGACTAAGAAGTATAAAGCGTTCTGTAATGCTTGTGGACTTAAACCAATGATGCAAAAAGCTAGTGTGTCAGGATATAGTGCGTGATGGTTAGAATTAAATGTGTTAATCATAGTAGTGTGTTTACATTTGGCAAGATATTATATATAATTATATTAAAGAAGTTGGTAAACCTTTGTCACTTCTTAAATTCCCTCCCTCTAAGCACTCCAATACAGTGCATACGGATATTAGGGTGCGTTCCTGCTTATAAAGGAATAATAATTATTGATGAGAGGAGGAGACAGATGACAGCGGCATTAACGTCAATTATCAGTGCAGTTATCACAGGTGTGTTAGCATTAGTCGGAGTTATACTTACTAATAGTGCTAGTAATCACAAGTTTGAAAATCAACTGCAAGTTAGTCAGGCGATAACAAACACAAAGCTAGACGGACTTACAGAAGAAGTAAGACGACAGAACAGCGTATATCAGAGAATACCTGGACTAGAACAGCAGATTACAGACTTGTCACACCGTTTAAACAAAATAGAAGACAAAGTAAAATAAATAACTTTGCTTTTATATAAACATATAACGGAATCCACGCAGGAAAGTGCCTGCGGATTTATAAATTAAAAACTTGTTAAAACGATTCTAGGAGGAAATTTAAAATGAATATCAAAGACATTTTTGCAAAGGGTGAGAATGGAACACTTACCTACGACCAGTTCAAAGCACTTTGCGAAGCAGAGGAAACCAAACCAAAGTTTGCAGATTTATCAGAAGGTAATTATGTAAGCAAAGGAAAGTATGATGATGACCTTAATTCTAAAGCATTAGAGATTGAAGGACTAAACAATACTATCCAAACAAGGGACAACGATTTAGCAGATTTGAAAACTAAACTTGCAAACGCAGGTACAGATTCAGAAGCTTTATCAAAGTTACAAGGTGAACTTGATACCTTAAAATCAAAGTATGATACAGATACAAACGACTTACAGGCAAAACTTAAACATCAGGTTTATGATTATGCAGTAAGAGATTTAGCTAATAGTAAGAAGTTTACTAGCGAAGCCGCAAAGCGTGATTTCATTAGTCAGCTATCAGCTAAAAACTTTGAGGTAGTGGATGGCAAGATTTTCGGTGGTGAGGATTTTGTTAGACAGTACACGGAACAGAATGAAGGAGCTTTTGTTGTGAAGAAACCAACTGATAATACATCAGCAAAAATGCCCACTTTTGTAGCACCAACACAGCAACAGCAGACACCAACAAACGGTTTTAATTTTAACTTTACTGGTGTGAGAGCACATGGTAATAACTAATAAAGGAGGATTTTAAATAATGGCGGCATTAAATTATGCAGTGGAGTACAGCAGAGCTTTATCACAGGCTTATCCATATGTCCTTAACTTCGGAGCTTTGTACAATACTCCTAATAGCAACGTTTACAGATGGGTAAACGCTAAAACAATTGAAATTCCATCAATCAGCACAGGTGGTCGAGTAGATGCAACAAGAGATACAATTGGTAGCGCATCACGTAACTATGACAACGCATGGGAGACAAAGACACTTTCAAATGAGCGTAAGTGGTCAACACTTGTACACCCAATGGATATCGACCAGACAAACTTAGTAACATCTATTTCTAACATTACAAAGGTATTCAATGAGGAGCAGAAGTTCCCTGAAATGGATGCTTACACAATTTCATCTATCTACGACCAGTGGACAGACTTATCAAAGACAGCAGACACAACAGCATTAGCTTACAACACAGTACTTGGTGTATTCGATGACTTAATGCTTAAGATGGATAATGCAAGAGTACCAGCAAACGGACGTATTCTTTATTGTACACACGAAGTAAAGAAAATGTTACAGATTGCAGACGGTATGACAAGAAACATCAATGTACAGCAGAACAATCAGGTAATTGACCGTCAGGTATCAAGACTTGATGAAGTAGAAGTTATCGGAGTTCCTTCAGTGCTTATGAAGTCAGCGTATGTATTTACATCAGGATGGGCACCAGCCACAACAGCAGACCAGATTAACATGATGTTAATTCATCCATCAGCTGTTATTACACCTGTATCTTATACATTTGCACAGCTTGACGATCCATCAGCAGGTTCAGAAGGAAAGTACATTTATTACGAGGAGTCATTTGAGGACGTATTTATTTTGAACAAGAAAGCAGATGCTATTCAGTTCAATATTACAGCTTACGTTCCACCATCACCAGAAACACCTTAAAATTAAGTATTAATTAGGAGGACAATATAATGGCACTTCTACACAGAGGAAACCGATATGTGGAGGTGCCTGAACACTCCGTTAGCTATTACATGGACAAGGGATATGAAGTAGTAGACAAAGACGGGAACGTGTTACAGGCATCAATGCCCATTGATAAAAATGCTTTACAGAAATTAGTAAAGGATTTAAGAGCTGAAAACGAGGCACTAAAAGCTGAAGTTGAAAAGCTTAGAGCACCTAAAAAGACAGCTCAGAAGAAAGTAGTAGACAAATAAATAATTCATTGAGGAGGTAGTTAGATGTTCTTAACTTATACAGAATATCAAGCCTTTGGAGGTACACTTGACGAAGCTACCTTTAATCAGTTTGAATTCGAAGCCGAAACGCTTATCAACTATAGAACATTTAACAGACTTGTAAATGAAACTACGGTGAGTACAGCAGTGAAGCGTTGTACTTTTTCTTTAATTACTGCTATACAAAATAAACAAGCCGCTTCAAGTGCAGGTGGTTTGGGTAGTGAAACTACTGCGGCAGTAGCTAGTGAAAGTAATGATGGTTTCAGTAAGTCTTATAATGTTATGACAGCAGACAAAGTGTATTCGATGGCACAGACGCAGATTGAGGATACTATAAAAATGTATCTGCAAAGTGTCACTAATTCACTTGGGCAGGAAGTACTATACAGAGGTATATATCCAAATGAGTAGCTACCCAAGTTGGTGGGATACAAAAGTAACTTTATTCCATAAAACAGAGGACTCAATCACTCATGTAGTAACATGGGATAAAACAGTTTATAGTAATTGCTTTTGGCATACTATAACGAGAAAAACACTTGTGGATAATAGTGTTTTAGATATTAAAAGAGCAGTTGTACGAATACCTGGAAGCTCATTTAGTATAAATGACGGCGACATAATTGTTAAAGGTGATATAAGTGATACTATAAATGAGTATGCAAGTGGACAGCGTTCAACAGATTTAATCAATAAGTACAAAGCTACAAAGAGTTTAATTATAGTGAGTGATTTTAGACTTAATACCATGAATGGTTTTAGTACACCACATTGCTATGTGGAGGAATCATAATGTTTGATATTGAATTTAAAGTTAAAATGAATGAAAAGAACTTAGTCGATAAACTCGACAAGTTACTTGACGATGATACAAACCTACAAATACACAACTTATTTGCAAAGATACTAGACCCTTATGTGCCTATGTTAGAAGGACCACTATCACAGACAGTTGAAGTGCATCCTGCGTATATTAAATATATACAACCATATGCACATTATCAGTATCATGGAACAGGCTTCAATCACACAATTGATTATCACCCACTAGCCACAGCAGAGTGGGATAAAGTAGCAATGCAGACAGAGATAGAGCGTTTTGAAAAAGACGTAAAACAAATATTAATTAGGAGGGCGAAAGAGTTATATGGTTGATAAGAATAAAGCAGTAATTGAATATCTGAATCAATGTCCTCAGATAGCTAATAACCCTCTATTCTTTAATTTTGGTAAGGTTGAAGATAATGCTAAACAGTTAATAACTACAAGCACAAACAAGAATGTTGAGCCTAAATATATTGATGGTAGTGTATTAAAGCAATATACATTTACAATCATTGATTTTAGAAGTGCTATTTATCAGGCTTTAGTTGCAGACCAAACAAATTATCCAAATGAAAATGTAGAGGACATGATGGATGTACAAGGCATTATTGAGTGGATAAAAGAACAAGATAAGTTGAAAAACTATCCTGTATTTGGTGACAAAAATAAAGTTGAGAGAATAGAAGCATTAACAGATACACCAACATTTAAAAGCATTGAACCTAACGAAATAATTAGTTATAATATTAGTATAAGATTGACATATTTAGACACCACAGATTGTATCTGGGGTTAATGAAAGGAGAAATATAAATGGCAGTATCATTTAATATTGAGAACGGAGAAAGAGCTCAAAGAAAACTATTAATTACTGTTGCAGAGTGGACAGAAGGAGCAGATACAAAGCGTACTATTCTTGGTACACGTACAGAGGATAGTTCGATTGAGTTTAATCCAGACGTTGAAACTTCTACAGATATTAGAGGTAACACATATACGGATATTAACAAAACTGAGCCTCAGCAGGACTTCGACCCAATGTTTATTATTGGTGGAGATGACCTTGGATTGTACCTTACAGTTGCGGCACTTAAGAATGATATCAACGCATACAATCAGAAGTTTACTATCTATGTAATCGCCGCATTCTTAAAGGATGGCACAGTTACAACAACAGATGGTAAGTACTTTGCAGTTAAGCACGTTAATTGTACAATTCAGCCAACAGGACTTGGTGGAGACGCTTACACAGGTATGCCTATTGAGGTGCATCTATCAAACAACTTAACAGCAGGAACAGTTGATTCGCTTAGTGATGATTTTGTATTCACTGCGGCATCTTAATTATTAAAATAGAGGAAGGAATTTTTAATGAGTAATGCAATAAAGGATATTAGCTTTGCGTCAATACGAAAGGAACGTTTTAGAATCGACGAGGATGACGATAGAATTATCGAGTTAAATACATCAGACTTAGGTATTATTACAAGACTTGAAGAAAGCTATCCTAAATTAAATGAGTTAGACGCTAAAGTTAAAAACGTTATTACAAATACTGAGGATGACGTAGACTTGAATGTTTCAAGTTTTGGACCACTATTAAAGGAAATTGATGAAGATATGCGAAGCATTGTTGATTACATCTTTGATAGTGATGTTAGCGCAAAGTGTGCACCATTCGGTAATATGTTCGACCTTATTAACGGTCAGTGTAGATATGAGCATGTTATCAGCACATTACTCAAATTATACGACGCTAAACTTGAGAGCGAGGCTAAGAAAACAAAAAATAGAATGAACGCACACACAAGTAAATACACAAAATAATGTTTGAGTTACCAAGTAGCTTAACGATACAAGGCAAGGAATACCCAATAAGGAATCGAGGTGACTACAGAGTAATTTTAGATTGCTTTGTAGCACTTAATGATGCCGAATTAGACGAGTACTGCAGGGTAATCACTTGCCTTATTATTTTTTATGAGGATATTAATTCCATTGAGGACATAGAAACAAACTTTACTGATGGCACAATTACAGAAGCAGTAGATAAGATGTACACATTTTTTAATTGTGGTCAAACATCAGTAGGTGCAAGCACACAGCACAATGTTGTTGATTGGTGTAAAGATTCACACATGATTGCTAGTGCAATTAATAACGTTTGTGGTAAGGAAATACGTGCAGTTGAGTATTGTCATTGGTGGACGTTTATGGGATATTATTTAGCTATTGGAGATTGTGCGTTCTCTACAGTTATAGGTATTAGACATAAACTAAAGACTCATAAGAAATTAGAGAAATATGAGAAGGAATTTAAACAGCAGAATCCTGAACTATTTATATGGGATGATGCTAGCGTAGAGCAGAAAGAAGCAGAAGATTTATTACGTGCTTTATGGAACAAAAAATAACGAATAGGAGGACACTATGGCAAGCAATAACGAGTACGACGGCAGTATAACACTAGCTGTCACAACTAAGACAGATGTTAAAGACGTTAAACAATCAGTGGATAGTTTAGAGCGTTCTACATTTGGTGTACTTAGTAAGTTGAGTGACAGACTATTTAAAATGCCTGACGCTTTTGACGGCGTAACACAAAAGGCAAAAGAGCTTACAAGTGCTGTCAGTGGTATAGATGTAAATAACTTAAGTGGTGATTCAAAAGTAGCTAAAATGCAAATAGACCTAGCTAAAGCACAAAGTACAGCGCAAGAACTACGACAAGAAATACAGCGGCTTGAGAATGAGAAAGTTATCAATCCAGAGTATGAGCAGACGTTGAAGCGTTCTGTAGACTTAACAAGACAAATAGAACAGCTTACAATTAAGATACAAAACGAGGGTAGCAAGAGTAAAAGTTACGGTAGGGATGTATCTAAATTACAGCAGTTAAAACAGGAGCTTCAATCTGTAACTCAATATGAAAGACAGATGGTTGCAGAAGGTAGCAAGTATATAATACCTGATAATTCAGCTAAGATTGATAAGCTCAGACTTAAATTAGCTTCAACAGAAACTCAAGCTAGTAAATTATCATCACAATTAGCTAAAGCAGGAAGCACTAACGGATTTTCAAAAGCAACGAGTTCTGTTAGTAAACTAGGCTCAACAGCATCTAAAGTTACTAACATATTTAAGAAGTTAAAGAAAACAGGTAAAGATGCAGGTGACAAAATATCAGGCTCATTTAAAGGCGGACTCAAGAACGTACTTAAATATGCACTTGGTATAAGGTCATTTTATATTCTTTGGAATAAAACACGACAAGCATTAGTTGAAGGGCTTGGAACGATGGGTAAACAAGTACCTGAAGTTCGTAACAACCTTAATTCACTCAAGGCGGCATTTGGTAACTTAAAGAACTCAATAGCTACAGCATTTCAACCAATACTTACAGCTGTAACTCCAATACTTGTAAACTTTATAAACTTACTTACACAAGTTATAAATAAAGTTGCACAGTTTACAGCGGCTATTACAGGACAAAGATACACATACCAAGCTAACGCCCAAGCCGCTAGTGATTATGCAGACGCTACAAATAGTGCCGCAAGAGCACAGGATAAATTATACAAGAGTGGACTTGATACGTTTAATAACTATACACAAGATTCACAGAGTGGGTCTGGTGGAGGAGCTAACACAGGTACACCTGAACCAACGTATTCACAGACTCAAGTATCAGCTGATATTCAAGAATTTGTAAAACGTATAAAACAGGCTTGGCGTGATGCAGATTTTACGGAGATTGGAACGATAGTAGGTAACAAATTAAACGATGCACTCAATAACATTCCTTGGAATAAGATACAGAATACTGCAAATAAAATTGGTAGAAGTATAGCAACATTCTTAAACGGTTTCTTTGAAACTCCAGGTTTGTTTGATAACTTAGGTCGTACAGTTGGTGAATCTATAAATACAGCACTTGAGTTAGCAAAAGGATTTGTGGAGAACTTCCACTTTGATTCATTTGGTACATCTATTGCAAACTTTATAAACGGAGCTGTAAGAACAATACGTTGGAGAGACCTTGGAAAACTCGTTAGTGATGGACTAAAGGGTGCGATGGAAGCTGTATCATCATTTTTAACTAATACAGATTTTCAAGGCATAGGAAGAGCTATTGTTGATTTTATTAGTAATATAGACTTTATTGGGTTGTTTGCTCATGTGCCTGGATTATTTGGTTCTCTAACTACAGCTATATACTCTTTACTTGTAGGAGTTGTCACAGGACTTTTGAACAATGTAGCTGACCTATTTGATGAATTAGGACTTAATTCAATCGCAGGATTCTTAAGAGGTATTTCAACCTCACTAAGTACTGCTATGACTACGGTAGTCAATTGGTTTAAGACTTATATATTAGAGCCTATTAAAAACTTCTTCGGAATACATTCACCTTCTACAGTATTTGCAGAGATTGGTGGATACTTGATACAAGGACTTGTTAATGGTATTAGAGGAGCTGTTAACACAGTTACGTCGGCTATATCTACTGTATATCATGCTGTTACAGATAAGTTTAGTGATATCAAAACTTGGTTTACAACAAAGTTTACAGGAGCGGTTACAGCTATTAAAACTGTATTCAATTCAGGTAACTTAAAAGCTTTCTTTAACGGAGTTTGGACGAATATCAAAGGATGTTTTGGAAGTGTAGCTACATGGTTCCAGACAACATTCTCAACAGCTTGGACAAAGGTAAAAGATGTATTTAGTAAGGGTGGTAAAGTATTTACAGGCATTACACAAGGAATATTGAACGGATTAAAGACAGTTATTAATAAACTGATTGACGGTATTAATACAGTTATAGCTACACCGTTTAATGGATTGAACACTGCACTTACAAAGATTAAAAATGTATCTATCATGGGTGCTAAACCATTTAAGAACTTAATCAGTACTATTAGTATTCCAAAGATACCTAAACTTGCTAAAGGCGGTGTAATCCCACCAAATAAAGAGTTCTTAGCAATCTTAGGTGACCAGAAACAAGGAACTAACATTGAGGCGCCACTAGAAACAATCAAAGAAGGATTAAGGCAAGTAATGTTAGAAGGCTATGGAAACAATAATCAGGGTGGTACTTATGAGTTCGTGGCACAGTTAAATAGACATACTTTATTTGACGAGTTTATCACAGAAGCTAAAATGCGTAAGCTTCAATCAGGTCAGAACCCTATACTAAGTATCTAGTTTATTTGTTATAATAGTATTATAGAGTCATACAGGAGGTATATATATGGCGGCGACACCTTATATTACAATAAATAACACTCAGATGGCTCAACCTTTTAAAATGAACTTCAAACTAGAAACAACAGATTCTAGTACAACAACAAGAACTATGAGTGGAGCCTTAAAGGGTTCTCCACTCTTTGTTGTTCAGGCGTTTGATGTATCATTTGAAAGATTGACGTCCGCACAGTGTTCACAGTTATTACAGGCAGTTATTAGAAGACCAGGACACGCTACATTCACAATGTATTATTTTAGTCCTTGGTATGGTAGTTGGAGAACTGATACGTTCTACTGTACATCAGAGTCATTAAGTATTAACACAGTAAAGAGTGGTAGTGAGAAGTTATCTAGTTTATCAATGACGTTTGTAGCTACACAGCCACTAGCTTAAGGGAGGTAATATGGTAAACGTTAGCACACAAATAGCAAATTTACTAGACGCAGGAACGGCGAAGCTTGTTCCTAGATTAACAATACATTACGGAACATCACCACATCAAATAATCACACTATCAGGTGACCACATAGCACAAAACGGAGTAAGATTATGCGGAGGAGCAGATGTAGAAGCTCCTATAGGTCAGGTTGTTACACGCTCTCTTGTAGTAAACACAGCAGACTTGTCTACGTCATCATGGCCTTTTGATATTCACTCGTTCAACTTTTGGAGACGCAAAGCAGATTTGATAGTCGGCGTGTATGATAATACAGGTACTTTTGTAAGTGATGTATCATTAGGAGAGTTTTTAATAATAGATGCACAGAGCGATAGAAACTCATTTACGTTTACATTAGTTGAAGAGTTAGCTTTACAGTTAGACGTTCCATACTCTACTGATTTAGTATTCCCATGCACACCAGAAGATGTTCTTAATGATGTTACAACTCAACTAGGTATTACACTAACAGACTCAAGTGGAGCTTTATCTTTAATACGAAATAGAGGCTATAACGTTGAAAGTAATCCTGCTGACGGAGCAGTAACTTATAGACACATATTAAGCTATTTAGCATTGTTAGTTGGCGGTAACTTTTATACACGTTATAATAACACAATAACTCTAACAGCACTACAAATAACAAGAACTGCAGGTTGTACACTAACAGAAGCTAATAACTTGATATCACGTAGGTACGACCGCTCGGATTGTTATGTAAAGTACTTTAGATGTATTGAGTCACACGCAGAGGAAACAGACGTTGAAGGTGAGTTTAAAGAAGTTACAAACACGTATTATAATAATTCTGCGGCGGCTACAGCAGAGTATCCTGTAATAGATATATCTAATCCACTATGGAAAGGTCACGAGGAATTAGGTATAAGTAAAATCTATGGTTTGATGGACACTAATTATAAGAATTGTGAACTAGAAGTTGTATCAGATTTTAGATTTGAATATTTAGATGTAGTTAAGTTCGATACAGATGACATTAGACAATCTAACATGATAGTAACAAGCTATGAGATTACATTTGATGGCAAGACAACTCTTAAGAGTAAACTACCATTTTTAACAGTTACTCGACAAGTTAACACATCTACTGCAATGGATATTAAGACAGCTAAAGAGAGTGCTAAAGCTGATGCGGCTACACTAACAGAGCGTAGTGCTAGAATTGATGCTATAGCTGAACTACAGAGAGAGTTAGAGGGTGCATCAGGATTGTATTTAAGTACAGTAACTACACCATCAAGTGGTACAATATATTTTATACATGATATGAACGACGAGCCTGTATTTGATGGAGAATTAAATGATTATGTATTTGAAGATAGTACTATAGTATATAGATTAGATGAAAACGCTTTTTCTTTATCAAACGATGGAGGACAGACATACCCTTACGCATTAACTAGCTACGGAAATGCTATACTCAATCAGATATATACAATAGGACTAAATGCAGACTATATTACAAGTGGATATATTAATGCTGATAGAATACAGGCAGGAAGCCTTAACGGTAATAAGATACAAGCCAATACTATAGATGTTAACAAATTAAATGTTACAGATGCTATGGCAGATGCTATATTTGCAAAAGACATTACAGCTACAGGAACAATCACAGGTGCACAGCTAAGTGGTGGTCGTGTAGATGGAACAGCAGTCTATGCAACAGAATGTTTTGTAAATGATTGGTTAACTTTCTTAGCTCATAGGTCAGATGATGAATATCTTACAATGAATGTTGACAGAAACTCAGGTAATATAGCCGCTTTTATGCGTAATCCATCCCAATATTATCCTGTAACATTTCAGTATTTACAGTTTGGGTACTCAGACGGTAAAGCGAAGTTTACATCTAAGTTATACACTATAGACTTCGAGGCTATGGACTTTATGTGGAATGGCAGTACTGTACAGACGATGATGTTTTCAGATACAAGATTAAAGTCTAATGTCACAGATACAGAAGTTGACGCACTAAGTACACTTAATGATGTTGATGTGATTCAGTTTGAATGGAATGGTAAGAACAATACACAAGATGGAGTATTTGTACCTATTGGATTTAGTGCTAATCAATTAGAGAGCGTAATACCTGAAAGCGTAACAAAGGCTGATTTATCAGATAAAGACGATATGGAGATTAAAGACCCAAGGCAGATTGACTCTACTAAAATAACTCCATACACAGTAAAAGCTATACAGCAGTTATCAGCTAAAATAGATGAGCAACAGAAACAGATAGACGAACAGCAGAAACAGATAGATGACCTAAAGAAATTAGTTAACAAACTAATGGATAATTAGTATAATAGTAATATAAGGAGGTATATTTTATGATTAATCTAAAAGTAAGACTTAAAAACAAAGCATTTTATGTAACAGCTATTCCACTTGTGTTAGTTATTATTACACAGGTACTTGCAATCTTTGGTGTAAAAGTTGAGTTCTCAGTATTGAGTGACCAGCTAGTTGAGTTAGTCGAAACAGTTTTCCTATTACTTGGATTACTTGGAGTTGTAGTAGACCCAACAACAGAAGGAATCTCAGATAGTAAGCAAGCGTTAACATATGACGTTCCGAAGGAGGACTAAATTTGGAAACTTATATTAGAAGGATGGAATTAAATAAAGATGACCATGTAATTGTAAGTTATAGCAATGGCATTGTAGAAGACATAGGTTATTTACCAACTAGAGATTTGACAATCACATATAGGAGGGATACAAGTGAAGATAAATAAAGATTACCTTGCTAAGTCAATTAGTTATGGTAATAGTAGAAAAGCAGAAGCTATAAAGTATATAGTGATACACTATACAGCAAATAAAACTGATTTAGCTATAAACAATGCTAAATATTATCAGAATAAAAACACTAGACAGGCAGGTGCTCACTTCTTTGTAGATGAAGAAGACACTATTTATCAGAGTATTAGTCCATTGAGAGTAGCATGGGCAGTGGGTGGAAGTAAGTACGCTAATACTAAAGGAGCATCGCTATATAAGGTTTGTACAAACGCAAATTCTATCAGTATAGAATTGTGTAGTACTAACGGAAAGATAGCTGAGAAGACGCTTAAAAACGCTTCTACACTAATTAAAATGCTAATGGAAGAGTACTCAATACCTACTAAAAATGTCATTAGGCATTACGATGTAACAGGAAAACCTTGTCCAGGTTATAAAGGTTGGATTGATGATGATGTTACAGAGTGGAACAAACTTAAGAAGCTGATAACCGCAGTAGAGAAAAAGCCTTATAGTGGGAAATTTCCAGACGTACCACCAACAATATGCAAAGGTGATAAAGGTAATCAAGTAAATAGATTACAAAATTTCCTAAATTGGTATGGTGGATATGGACTATCTGTTGATGGTATATTTGGAAATGCTACAGAAAAAGCTGTAAAGGACTTCCAAACAAGAGAGAACATACCACTTATAAATGGTAAATTTGGAGTCAAATCATTAGCGGCGGCAAAGAACGTAAAGAAATAGACCTTAATTGGTCTATTTTTTTTATTTATTTTCAAAAATGTGTTGACATATATTTATATCAACAAACACAACACATTGAAAGGATTTAAGACATGGGAAAATATAGTGTAAAACAATTAAAAGAAATGAATGAGTTATTACAGAAAACATACTTAGAGTGCATGGCAGATTTAAATGCAATTGAAATACCTATTAGTACAGATATTAGAAAAGTTGAAATTAACACAAGAGCACAGAGCAGATGGAGCATGACTCATAAAAGATATGATGAATACCATGAAAAGTATTATACAATTGATATCAATGCAGACCTTTGTACAGGACTTGTAAATGAAGGACTTAGAGAAACAATGTTACATGAATTAATTCATACTTGTGAGTCTTGTATGAATCACGGCGATACTTGGTTATCATACGTTGCAAAGTGCAATTCAATATATGGAACTAAAATTAAAAGAGCTAGTAACGCAGATGACAAAGGCTTCACAAAGGAAATGAGAGCGTCAAGTCCACGTTTTAAGTATGAAGTTATTTGTTTAGATTGCGATAAGTCAATTGATGGATTTTCAAGAGAAACAAAGACAATTAAAAACGTTAAAGCAGGTTACTGCAGTTGTGGTAGATGCCACGGACACAATCTAAAAGTTGTACAGAATTGGTAAAGCGTAAAAACTTTACCAATTTTATATAAATATGTTGACATATATTTAGCAATGTTGTAATATAATATTAGTAGATAAATAAAGGAGTTAACAAACTATGATAAACTTAGAAATTACAAAATCGAAGCAAGCTAATACAGAGTATTCAGCATACTTAACAACAGAACAATATGACCAAGAAGTTGTAGACGTAGTAAGAGCATTACCTAGTAGATGGTGGAACAAAGATAATAAAAGTTGGGAAATACCACTTAACAAAGTACCAACATTACTTGATAAATTAGCTCATAAAGATTTTAACATCACAGGTCAGTATGTAGAATTAACAGAAAAGTTAGAGGAGCTACCTGAAGGATTTGAGTTTAAAACAAACCCATACAGCTATCAGTTATATGGTGTACGTTATGGATTAAGTCATGATTGTTTTTTACTTGGAGACGACCAAGGGCTTGGAAAAACCAAACAGGCAATTGATTTAGCAGTAGCAAATAAAATTAAACACGGATGCAAACATTGTCTTATAATTTGTGGAGTGAATTCGGTCAAATGGAATTGGATAAAAGAAATAAAAGTACACAGTAATGAAGAAGGCTATGTTATAGGACAGAGAACTAGAAAGAGAAGTAAAAAGGTTTATGTAGGAAGTACAGCTGATAAGCTATATGATTTAAAACATATTAAAGAGTTATCACAGTACTTTATAATCACAAATGTAGAAACATTAAGGGATAAAGATATAGCTGGTGAGATAGCTAAGTTATGTAAAAATGATACTATATCAATGTGTGTAGTAGACGAACATCATAAAGCGGCTAACACTACATCACAGCAAGGTAAAGGACTTATGAAAGTACAGCCTAAATTCAGAGTATCAATGACAGGTACACCTATTCAGAATAAGCCAATTGATGCTTATGGAGTACTTAAGTGGTTGGGATATGAGAAACACACACTTAGTTCTTTTAAGAATCACCACTGCATATTCGGTGGCTTTGGAGGATATCAGATATTAGGATATAAAAATCTTGATGAACTTCAAGAAACAATTGACGGAGTAATGTTAAGAAGATTAAAAGACAACGTGTTAGATTTACCTGATAAAGTTATAATAACTGATTATCTTGAAATGAGTACTAAACAAGAAAAGATTTACAAACAGTGCTTAGATGAAGTACAAAGTGATATTGATAAAGTTAAGAAAGCTGTAAATCCATTAAGTGAGTTATTAAGACTAAGACAGGCAACAGCATACACAGGTATATTATCAAGTGCAGTTAATGAATCAGTTAAATTTGAAAGACTTGTTGAAATATTAGACGATGCAATTGACACTGATGATTGTGTAGTGTGTTTTACACAATGGACTAGCGTGAGTAAACCACTTGTTGAGTTCTTAAATGAAAAAGGTTACAAGGTAGCTACAATAACAGGTGAAACTAAAGACGTAGACAGACAGCGTATAGTTGATAACTTCCAAAACGGTGATTATGATATACTTGTCGGAACTGTAGGAGCTATGGGTACAGGACTTACACTTACAAAATCTCACACAGAAGTATTCATGGACGTACCTTGGACATACGCAAATTTTGCACAGGCGGTTGATAGATGTTATAGAATTGGACAGAATCACAAAGTTACAGTTCATAATCTAGTTTGTAAAGATACTATCGACGAAAAGATATGGGATATAGTACAGAAGAAGGGTAAAATGTCAGATATGCTTATAGATGGCGAGGCTGATAGTTCCAATATAAATGCTCTTATAAACTCACTACTTGATTAGTAGTGAGTACATACATAGTAAGAAAGGAGGAATGGAGCAATGTTAGACGCAATACACGTAGCTTGTAAACTTAACATCAGTGTGAGAACACTTACACTATGGTACAAATGGGCTAAACTTAACCCTGATAACACATACGCACAGATGTTACCGAAGTATGAGCAAAGCGGACCAAGAGCTAAAAGACTATGGAAGAAAGATGATATTAAAGCACTTAAAAAGTTTCAAAAAGCTATCCCAAAGGGTAGAGCAGGAATCATGTCAGAAGTAACACAGCCAAATAAGTAGGAGGTCAATATGAGAGGATTTAATTTAAGCGAAGCAATTGAAAGGTTTTTCAACAACAAGACAGAGGCAGATAAGTACAAAAAAGAATGTGACAAGGACAACAAAGCTATCAAAGATTATTTCAATGATAACGGATTAGATAACTTTGAGACAAACGGACTTGTATGTAAAATGACTACACAGGACAGAAGTAAACTAAATGAAGAAGCACTCATTTATAAAAATGAATGTGGTATGCTAGCTGAGGACTTAGAGGCTATGGGAATTATACAGACTAAGAAGTTTATTGACGTTGATAAATTAGAAGACGCTGTATATAGAGGTGATTTAAGTCAGAGCACTTTAGACCAGATTAACCTTTGTTGGGATATTAAAGAAGTACAGATATTAAAAGTTACTAAAAAGAAGGAGGTAAAGTAAAAATGACAATAGGTGAAACTTTATTAATTGCAGTGTTAGCATTTTTAATGGGATTAATTATAGGAGCTGTTATTCTAGTTGTATTAGCAATCTGGACGGCTAAAAAGGGAGATGAAATACAGACTAAAGTAGACAGTATTGATATACAGGTCTAATCGACGATTTAAAGCACTTTAATGTTTTAGACTATAAAATATACACTAAACACATTAAAATGCTAATATAACGCTATAAAACAAGGAGAGATATATATTATGAGTTCAGCAATTAGAAAAGTAAAGAGAAGTGCTACTAAGAAATTTATGAAAGATATTAAGTGTGTGAGCATTAATAAAAAAGGACCAAACGGTGAGCCATCATTCTTTGCTGATAGATGGAGAGAGTATGAGTTACAGATGAAGCAGGCTTATGCTATTATGACACTCAAATCGAGTGATAAAGCGGATTTAAACAATTAGCTTGACAATGTTACACTAACAATGCTAAAATGTATCTACAACGCTATAAAACGCTTACAGACGTATTTGAAAGGAGATTAAAATGGACAATTACATTAGTAAAGCTGTTACAACTAAAATCAGTGCTAAAAGCAGTACAACTCTACAGATAAAGAATAATTTCTACAAAGTAGAGTTCTTTGAGGAAAGAGAAATACCCTTAGACGAGGACGTAGATTTAGACGCTGAAAGAGATTTATTGTTTGATGCTGTCAACGCAGTAGTTGATAAACAATCAGAAGACATACTAACAACGTTTAGCTAAACAACCTAGGCACTCAATATTGAGTGTCTTTTTTAATGTAGTATTAGATGTACATCGTGTACACCTAATAACAGTAGCATAGTGAAAAAATTCACTATGAGTATATAGTGAAAATTTTTACGATTAATAAACAAATAATATAAATAAACTATATATATAATAAATTATATATATAGTAACGCATAGTACTTTTTAACTAAAATAATATTTCTAAAAATTTTTCAGAAAGAGTTTATATTTTTAGAATATTGTATATAATATTAGTGTAATAATTAGATATGTTTGATACAGATATTGGACACTATGTATTGAATTAAACTTCGCACCTTTAATTGAGTACATAGATTGTGAAAATGTGAAGATAACTGTACCAACTTGTCGAGAGAGTACTATTTCCATATAGTACGGTGCGAACTCGACAAGTTGGTACAGTTATTTTATTATAAAAAAATAGTTGACATGAAATTTTAGTCATGTTAATATACTAATATCAACAGGAAAGGAACATAATGAACTACATTAACATTTTAAATTATCAGAATAGAGAAGGAACAGACATTAACGAATTCTATAAACTAACTACAAAGCAGTTGGCAATTATTAGTTATATAGATTTTAGATGTAAAAATACATCACGTAGAGTTGTAAAAGATGATGAAGGTAGAGTATGGATAACATACTCACGAATGATGCAAGATTTACAGTTAAATGATTATGAAAATCTTAGATACTTAATTCGTAAATTAACAAAATTAGGATTTATAGATAAGAGCGAACGTGAATATACAGCTAAGAACTCAACAAGAGTATATTTCAAATTAACTGATAAAGCTAATAAGATGTTCTCTATGGAGTATGATGATTTTAATGAGGAAGAGTTGGAGGATGAAGATTTAGAAATGGTGAGATTATTTGAAGTAAAGAAAGAACAAACACAAGAGCAAAAAAACCTAGATGCTATAGCTAACACATTTGGTAATGATGAAGCAGTTGCATCTAAGTTTAAAGAGTGGACAGATGTAGCTAGGGACAGTTTATTGAATAGAGATAGACCTGTAAGAATACCGAAGTTATCAACTAAGACATTTTTAGAAAATGCTATAATAAAGAAAGCAATCAGAGAACTACTGCAATGCACACCACATGAACAACTTGAGCTATTAGACTTTTGTATAAATAAGAAGTATGGTACTATAAGCAAAGATATGTTACCAAACAATAAGAACCCTAATAAAAATAACACTTATAATAACGCATTTCAGAGAACAGGATATAAAGGAGATTTTGAAAATGATGAACTTTAATTATAACTCAGATAACCCATGTGAATCGTGCCCGTTTCCGTGTGGTGAGAATAAGTCTATATGTAGTAGATTATTTTACTTTATGCAGGCATTAAAAGTAAGTAACTTAAATCCAGAAGAATGTACACCATTTAGACCTACATTAGATACACATAATGAAAAATCAATGTTAAGACTACAAAATATTAGCGATAATATAGATGAATTTGTTGAGGGTGGTAATAACTTATTCATAAACGGTCCTACAGGTGTAGGCAAGACAGCTTTTTCAATTAAAATAATGCTTAATTATCTGAATTATATTTGTAAGCATAACTTAAAGTCTAAAGTGTGTCGTAATAACCCTGAGGATTTATCGAAGTTACTTCCTTGTATTTACATTGTACGTTCACATGATATTGCTAATACTATGTGGGACTTTGATAAATATTTGGAGTTGAGGGAAGAAGTAGCTAATGCTTATATAGTATTGTTTGATGACATTTGTACAAAACAAATGACACCAGCATTATCTGATAGATTTTTAGAATTAATAAACATTAGAATATCAGCTAATAAAACATCTATATACACATCAAACTTAACAGGTTCTGAATTAAAGAGCTGTGTAGATGGACGAATAACATCACGTATGAAATACAAACTAACACAGATACATTTTGAAAGTGAATGTATCGACAGAAGAACGCAGGAGGTGTCAAAGTGGTAGACATTTTTAATGTAGGACTACAAGTAATATGTAATCCTTATGATAATATATTAAAATCAGACTTATGTAGAGAGCTGATGTATGATAAAGAGTTGAATGAGTATGGGGAGTTTGACAATGCTTATGATGATTTATTAGCAGGCAATTCAAGTGACTATGTATTTAATAATTATTTTGAAGGTCAAACACTACTGACAGGTTGTACAGAACAAACATTGTTAGATAATATACAATCAATATTTATAGCTAAGCGGACAGAAAAGTATAGAGATTTAATAGAGCAGTGTGCATCTGTTGGTGATATAAATGGAATAGTAGAAGCTACACAGGCTATACTTGATGTATCTAAATCATTCAATATAACAGAGTCATTTAGTACAGCAGATTATGCAAAGCATAAACTAAAAGACGATATCAAGAAAAAAGAAGATGACCCTAACTATTTAGTACGCACAGGATTTAAAGAGATTGACTACGCACTAGGCGGAGGCTTCATGCGTAAAGGTGAGTTATTCGGTATATTAGCTCAATCTAATGTTGGTAAATCGTGGATGCTACACGCTATATGTAATAACTTGAGCAGGGATGGAGAAACAGTTGGATTATACTCACCGGAAATGCCTCCTGAAAGAGTCGTTGAGCGTTTTGCATCTTTACAAGTACACATTTCAAATTCTGCTATTACAAAGGGTAGGGATGTAGATTATGACTTATTAGATAAAGCGTGTAAACATTTAGGCTCAAGAGATACAGATGTGTTAATTAGAGAGAATGAGCAGTTTGGTGGTAATAATCCAACAGTTACTCAATTAAGACAGTGGTGTGAAAGTGAAAAACTTACAGTACTAGCTATTGACGGCATCAGTTATGTACTTGGTAGAGGACGTACTGCATGGGAACAGCAAAGCAATGTTGCACAGGAGCTGATGGATTTATCAGAAGAATTATCAATACCTGTTATCTTTGTAGTTCAAGCAAGTAGAACTAAAAAAGGTGAGGACTTCGATGGAAACAGTAGTACAGCAGGAAGTAAAGATATTTACAATAAATCAACTATATCATTCAAATTGACAAGTACGCTGACAGAAGATAAGATGACAGAGCTATTAGTCAATATTGATAAGAGTAGATACGGAACAAAGGGTGGAGATATTAAGTACAATTGGAAAATTGATACAGGTGATTTCACAGTTGTAACAGAAGATACTCCATCAGCATATACTCAAAACGAGATAACTAAAAAACCTAAACGAGAGAGAGCAGAGGATTCATTTTAATGAAAGTACTGAATAGATTGTTTAATACAAGCTTACAAGATATATTAGACAAATTAAGCTATGACTTATACGATATAGGTTATAGCTTAGGTAGAACAAAAGACAGAGGAAAAGATATAGCTATAATATGTCCGTTTCATAGTGACTCAAACCCTTCACTAAATATAAGCAAGGAAAATGGCGTTTGCCACTGTTTTGCGTGTAATAGTAGCACTTCATTACCTAAGCTAATTGGTAAGCTTTTAACCAGCAAAGAAAATGCTCAACGTGGTATGCAGTGGTTAATGAAGAACTTTGAAAGTGAAGTTATAATCGGAAGCAATTACACATACACTAGCAAAGAAAAAGAGATTGAATACGTCACAGAAGAAGAACTAGATTCTTACAGATATACTCACCCTTATATGTATGAAAGACACTTAACAGATGATATTATAGAGTTATTTGATATTGGGTATGATAAATCCACTAAGTGTATAACATTCCCTAATAAGGACATATATGGTAACTGTGTGTTTGTAGCTAAGAGAAGTGTCCGTACAAAGTTTTTTAACTATCCATCAGATGTAGATAAACCTATCTACGGATTATATGAGTACAACAATTCAATATCTGTAGACTCTAATAACGGTAATATAGAATATTTTCACCTCAATAATTGGATGACTTATGACCCACTTGTACTATTTATATGCGAGTCAATGCTTGATGCTTTAAGGCTTTGGTCGTGGGGGTATTATGCAGTAGCTTTAAATGGCATAGGTAGTAGCTCACAGATTGAGTTATTAAATGCACTCCCAATCCATGAAATAAGACTTTGCTTGGATATGGATAAACCTGGAATAAAAGCTAGACAAAGGTTAAAAAGTGTGTTAAAGTATAAACACGTTAAAGAAGTGATTTGGGATGTAAATGTTGCAAAAGACATAGGCGAAATGCCAAATAAAGAATTTTTTGAAAGAGCGTTGAAAAGGAGATAATAAAAATATGTATCAAGAATTAAGACCATCAGAGCAAAAGTTGAGTAAGTATAAGAAGGGTATGAAAAAGACAAGTAGAAAGTATTGTATTAATTGTGTGTTTTACAATAAGGGGTATGGTATTTCTAATGAGTGTTGTACATATCTTTTATGTACGCATGAACGTAGAGGTTGTCCTATAGGATATTGTGATAAGTTTAGTACTAATCCGGATGATATTTTATATGACTGGAGTCACGAGGGACTTTATGACTATCCTGATATTAGTAAAGATGAAATGTCAGTACCTGATAATGCTTATAGCACAGTAAATCAACTAAATGAAGATATTTAAAAAAAAACTTTAAAAAAGTTGTTGACATATATTTGTAACTGTAGTAATATACTATTAACAAGTAAAACAAAAACAACTTTAAAGGAGATTAAAATTATGACAGTAAAAAATTATTCAGCATTTGACGGAAACTTAACAGCAAGCAAAGAAGTTTTAAGTGACGTACTTTGTGATTTATACAGACTCATTAATAAACTAGATGTAGATGACAGATATAGAGAATGTGTACAGAAGAAAGCAGATGCTATATACAATGCACTTGATGAAGCAGGCTATTATAACAATATTAAATAAAAAAAATAATTAAATTTGTATGTATATATTTTGATAAATAACATATAATATTAAAGTAAGGAGATAAACAATATGAGATTTGATTTTAAAATAATCACATTAATACTTGCTACCATCACAACCGTGATGGTAATAAACTTAGCAATAGCAAACATGATTAAAAATTATATACTGCACTCGACTAACTCAGGTGTATCATTCTTAGTTATGATGATATTAGTCGTAATTGAATTTTTGTTAGTTGCATCTGGTAAAGATGTTTAAACTATAAATAAAAAAATATTTTAAAGAGGAAAGGAATTTAAACATGAAACACAAAAAACTATTAGCAGGAACCATGCTAGGAGTACTTCTAACAACAACAACAATGAGCACAGTAGCATACGCAGGAGGACCAACTCGATACGATGAAAAGACAGTTTACAATGAAGATGTATCTAGTAAAGAAGGTAAGTTAAAGCCAGGATATGTTAAGTGTGACAAGAACAAACCAGGAGCTGTATTGTATAAGACTTACACATACAATACAATCAATACTGACGGATACAAAGAAGTATCAAAGGAGAAGTTTGATGCGTGTACTAATGACAAAATCAAGTATTCAGTAACAGATGGATTTACTGATTGGGTTGAGGTGGACATTAACAGCAAAGAACTCAAGTCAGCTAAGGCTAAGGGTGAGAATTATTGGAAGACAGAAACAACAACAAAGGATAATGATGGAATGATTGCTAAGGCAAATTCACTCCCTGTATTTGATACTAATGGAGTCGTATATAACTACATCGCATCAGGTGACGTTACATTATGTAATCATACAAGAGGAAATGTTTTAGCAGGAGGCACCATTACTAACAAAGGAACAGTTGATGGTTCAATTGACGTATTAGACCCAACAGACTTTGTATCTAAGTGGGAAGCAGTTGCTAAGAAGTGCGCAACACCTGTTACACAGAAAGAACTAGACAGATTAGCTTATAACTACGCAAATGAGTGGATGCGTAAGCTCACAGACGATGGAAGTGACCAGAAAGTAAGATATGGCGATTGTCCTGTTTACTACTACGCAGGTGAAGGAACAATTAACTTTACAGGTATTTGGGGGACACTCATTGCACCAAAAGCCGCAGTAAAAGTTGCATCTTGTAATTGGTGCGGAACTATTGTAGCAAAAGAAATTACATCTTGTGGTGAGGCTCATTTATGGAGTTGGTCTTCAAAACAGGTAGACGAAAAGCATTACTTTGTGAGAAATGATATTATTAAGTATTATGTAACAACTTATAAATGCAATGTTGAGAAAGAATATTGTATATTAACTAAAGACACTACACCAGAAACAGGTGATGATATTATCCTATTTTTAGCAGGAACAACTTTGGCGATTGGAGCCACAGTACTCGGAGCACTCGGAATTAAAAAGAAAAAGAAATAAGAGGTAATTGAGTATGAAAAAGGCAGTATATAACGTCGTAGTTATTCTAATGGGATTAGTAAGCGCAGTTATATTACTGCCTTACTTTTTAGACAGAGGTCATGTAAATTTAGAAACAAAACAAGTGAGAGAGAATTTTGAAGTACAAATAGAATCAATAAACACTGAGGATACAGAAGTATTTGAGTTAGACCATGGCAACGTTTGTTGTAGACTTATAATACCTGAAATTGATTTAGATTATTATGTTTATACAAATGATGTAGATAATTATTATTTGCACAAAGACAGTGAAGGCAACGACAGCAAACGTGGAGAGATTTATACAAATAACTATGGCGAGCAGATGATACTATGGGGACATAGAATGATTGATAACTCAATGTTCGGTAGACTTGATGAACTATACGCAGGATGTAGTTTAAGTATCACTGATATGATTTATAGTGATACAAAGACAGCAAACTATGAAGTAGTTGATTACATGGCAGTGGGTGCAGATGAAGTATATGAGTATCTAGCAAGTGTGGATTATGATGTAGCATTAGTAACTTGTAATCCGACACATGACAAGGGTAGATTAGTTGTAATATGTAAGGAGGTTAACTAATATGGTAGAGATTAAAGAAAGTAAAAGAGTTGAAGGAAAGAAGATAGCATTTAAGAATTTAAGTGTAGGAGATATCTTTAAGTTTTTAGGTGATAAGTATGTAGTACTTTATACTTTTGATAATATTGTTAGAGTATATAACATTGACACTAATGATACAGAAGAATTTATAGCTAATAATGAGGATTGTACTTTATTAATGCGTAATGGCGAGCATATTATAGTCAATCACGCATTAGAAACAAGAGAAGTAGTTGGCATGGCTAACTTAAAAGTTGGTGACGTATTTAAGCTGAGTAAGTATGATAGTAGTTTTATTATGTATCTAGGAAAAGTTAAAGAGGAATCTAATAATTATATATGTATGAACTTAGATACAGGCATAATATCAGACAATTGGGGTCGAGGGAGTTATTTTAAGTACTACGTTGTAAATCCTGAGGATATATCAGTATCATTCAATCCTGATGCATTAAGTGTACATTTAAAATAATAAATTTAAAAACTTTTAAAAAAGTTGTTGACATATATTTGTAATAGTAGTAATATAATTATTGTAAAGAGAAACAAACAACTCAAACAACTCAAACAACTTTTTAAGGAGATTTAAAAATGAAAGAAATTACAACAAACACAAAATTCACAAGACCAAACGGAACAGCTGCTATTGAAGTAATAAGTGTAGATGCTGAAAGAAAGACAGCAATGGTAAAGGCACAAGATGGAAAGACTTGGTCACTTATTTGGTCAACATTACATGATAAAAGAAAATGAGTAGAGACTACACAGGAGCCACAGACAGTAGAAGTTGAGCCTGTAGTTGAGCAGGTTCCTGTAGTAGAAGAACAGCCTAAGAAAGTAGAGAAGAGAGTAGAGAAGAAAGCTACTAAAAAGGCTACAAAGAAAACAACCAGTACAGCTAAGTTTAGCGGCTTTGACTTTAATCTTAAGTATGAGTTAGAAATGAAGGACTTTACAGTAAAGACCTGGGATACAGTTGCTAATACATTAGTTGTAAAGAAATCTGGTAAGAGAGTAGCTAACATCTATACAAGATGCAATGCTGTAACAGTAGTTACAAGGGTAGCAAATGATAATAGTGTAGAGCTTCATAAAGCAGACCACGGATTTACATTCAAGACAGTGTTTGAATATGGCAATGATGAACCAGCTTTACTAAAAGCAATTTTAAGCATTTTAAAATAAGTTATAACACCCTCTACGGAGGGTGATAACAAATATAAAACTAATAAAACAAAGAAAGGTAGGAAACTAAAAATGGCAAAATTTTCATTAGGACAGGAAAACAACTTTGGAGGAAATGGCGGAGGAGGATTCTTCTCACTTAAGAATGATGGTGATACAGCAAGAGTAAGATTCTTATACAACGGAGCAGAGGACGTTGAGGGATTTGCAGTTCATCAGGTAGAAGTTAACGGAAAGAAGCGTTATGTTAATTGTATCAGAGAAACAGGAGACGCAAAAGACGTATGTCCACTATGCGCCGCTGGTCATTTTGTAACAGCTAAGTTTTTTATTCCACTATATAATGTAGATGAAGACAAAACAATGGTGTGGGAGAGAGGAAAACAGTTTGGTAGTAAGTTAGGAAGCTTATGTGCACACTATCCAGACTTAGTTCAGACAGAGTTTGAGATTGAAAGAAATGGTAAATCAAAAGACCCACAGACAACGTATGAAATATATCCATGTGAAAAAGATACTAATGTATCAGTTGAGGACTTTAAAGATATAAAAATCTTAGGAGGACTTGTAATTGATGCTACAGCAGACGATATGGAAGACTATTTACAGACAGGTGAATTTACTTGTTTAGCAAATGATGACGAGGACGTACAGCCTAGACGTAGACCGACACAGAGAGAAGAACGACCAACAAGAAGAACACCTGGACGCAGAGGAAGCGCAGACTTATACTAGGGGGAAATAAATGGCACTTTTTAAGGTAAATAAAAAGAGTGCTACTAAAAAACAAATTGACACTGGAGTAAAATCTGGTGTCAATATCGTTGAAAGAGTAGCACAGATTAAAGCATTAGTTAATAAGAACTTAGGTCACTTAAAAGATGAATATATTATTATTAGAACAGAAGAAGAGTTGCGGAGATATATAGCGTCATGTATTATAAATGGTATTGTAGCAATTGATACAGAAACGGCAGGACTTGACCCTATTAGCGATAAGATAGTCGGTATTTGTCTATATACACCTGGACAGAAAGCGGCGTATATACCAATTAATCATAGAAGCTATGTAACACAGCTGAGAGTTGCTAATCAATTAACTGAGAAACAATGTGGTAAATACTTGCAGGAGTTAGTTGATAATGATGTAAAGGAAATATATTTTAATAACCAATTCGACGTAAGATTCTTAAAGAAGTGTGGTTTAAACATGAACCCATATTGGGATACAAGTATAGCTAGTAGAATGTTGAACGAGAACGAGGAAAGCAGGGCGTTAAAGCCTTTGCATAATAAATATTGTTTAGGTGGTAAAGGCGATGCGTTTAAGTTTGATGATTTGTTTAAAGGAATAACATTCGACTTAGTGCCTATAGAAGTAGGTTATATATATGCGGCACATGATGCAATTATCACATACGAATTTTATGAATTTCAGCTACCATATTTAACACCTGATAATCCTAAATGTATAGCACAAGGATTAGAACAAGTAGCAAAAGCATTTATGGAAATTGAAATGCCTGTAAGTAAAGTATTGTGTGAAATGGAGTGCACAGGTATATATTATGACTTAGAACACAATCAGATGTTACATGACAAGTATGTAAAACACAGAGACGAACTCATAGACAAGTGTTATGACCTCATTAGTATGTATGATAGTGAGATAGCTTTATATCGTGTTAAAAACGCAAATAGCAAGCTTAGTGACCCTATTAATTTATCAAGCTCAACACAGCTTGCAATACTGTTTTATGATATAATCAAAGTTGGTGAAGTAGATAAGAAGTCACCACGAGGTACAGGAGCTGATATATTAGCTAAAATGAAAAACCCTATTGCTGATATGATATGTAAGTATAAAGCTGTTGATAAGTTACTTGGAACATTTATAGATAAGCTACCAAATGAAGTACAGAAGGATGGAAGAATACATTGTAAATTTCACTCGTATGGAGCAGATACAGGTCGTATGAGTTGTTCTTCTCCAAACCTTCAACAAATACCGTCTAAAAATCACGATGTTAGACAGAGTTTTAAAGCTAGTGACGGTTGTGTGTTAATGTCAAGTGACTATAGTGCACAGGAACCACGTGCTTTAGGTGCTTTATGTTATCTTGAACAAGGTGACCCACAGATGCGTGATGCATTTATAGCAGGTAAAGACATATACGCAGAGATTGCAAGTTTATCATTCAATAAACCATATGAGGATTGTTTAGAGTTTAGACCAGATGGTACAACTAATCCAGACGGTAAGAAAAGGAGAACACAGGCAAAATCGGTGACCTTGGGCGTGCTCTATGGAAGAGGTGAAGCATCAATTGCAGAACAGTTAGGATGTAGCATAGAGGAAGCTAAAGGTATAAAGCAAGCTGTATTTAATGGTTTTCCTTGTATCAAACGATTTGAAGAAGATTCAATGCGTATGGCTAAAGAACTTGGTTATGTGACAACTATAGCAGGACGTAAAAGAAGACTTCCTATACTACAAGAACCAGATTATGTGTTTAAGTGGATTAATGGAACAGCTCCTGACGATGACCCTTTAGGTTTTGATTGTTTTGATAATGATACAGAAGTTAGCGAGAGGCTAGTTCGTAAATATACAGCTAAATTAAACAAAGCATGGGGAAGACAGAAGCAGGAAATTATATTAGAGGCAAAATCTGAAGGAGTTAATATAATTGATAACACTATGAAAAAAGCAGATGCTACACGACAGGTTGTAAACTCAAGAATTCAAGGCAGTGCCGCAGACTTATCCAAAGCCGCACTTATAGCACTTGGAAATAATAAGTATTTAAAGAGTATAGGGTTTAGAGTACTTGTACCTGTACATGATGAATTTATTATAGAGTGTCCTAAAGAGCATGCATTAGAATGTAAACAGATTCTTGCAGATACAATGTGTAAGGCCGCAGAGGAACTATTAAAGGCGCCAATAAAGTGTGACGTTGAAGTAACTGAAAAATGGTATGGAGAACCTATAACAGACGAGGAGATGATAGCATGGCAAAAATAAGATATGCGACAATGGACGACTTCGAAGCTATATACAGTATAGCTAAGAAGAACTCTGAGCTATTAGGACCGATAAATCCAATAGAAATTAGAATAGGGATAGTTGACAAAAGAGTTATAATCTCTTATACTACTGATATACCAGTTAAAGGCTTTTGCTTATTTACTATTTTGAAACGTAGGCCAGAACTAACTGTTAATCAAATATGTGTCTCAAGTGAATATCGCAGCGAGAAACTAGCTTCATGTATGTTGCAGTATCTTAAACAAAAGTATGGCAGAGATATAAAGACAACGTGTATAAAAGACAGCAGTGCGGAAGCGTTTTGGAGTAGAGTTGCTACCAAGTATGCAGAGTCTCCTGGTAAGAAAAGAGAGTTGAGTAAGTATATTATCAAAGTGAAGGGAGGAAAACTATTTTGATACCAAGTTTTGTAAGAGACAGAGAAGAAAAAGGTCTGCCATTTGATTTGTACTTTGCTGGTACACAGAACAAAATGTGTGAGCAGTGGATGATGGACAACAACGCTTGTAGACTACAGTCACAGCTTAATGACAGAACTAATATCAATCATTGGATAGAAACAACAGAAGGTGAGTTACTATTTATAGATAGTGGAGCATTTACAGCTCACACTAAAGGAACAGAAGTTGATGTTGATAATTATTTAGAGTACGTTAACAAGATTGATGACCATGTTAGATGTTTTGTACAAGTAGACAAGATACCTGGACGATTTGGACAGCCAAAGACAAGAGAGGAGATACTTGAGGCTCCTAAGTTAAGTTGGGATAATTACTTGTATATGAGACCTAAATGTAAAAGTCCAGATAAACTAATGCCGGTGTTCCATCACGGTGAGGATTTCAAGTGGTTGGAAAATATGTTAGAGTACACAGATGAAAATAATAATCATATTGATTATATTTGTCTATCACCTGCTAATGATAAACCTGTAAAAGAAAAGGTTAAGTTTTTAGAGAAGTGTTATGCAATTATAGAGGCAAGTAGCAACCCTAATGTTAAGACACATCTACTAGGATTCACATCACTTAAGTGGCTAGAACAGTTTCCATGTTATAGTGCTGATAGTACAGCTTGGATACAGACAGGAGCTGTTGGTAATGTTATGACACCTTTTGGCACATTAGATATTAGCGAGAACAGCCTTAAAGATATCCACAGTATTAGAAATACACCTGTATTGAAAGATAAGTTTGAAAGTTATATACACAGCATTGGACTAAACCCTGAAGAGTTATATAATGATTACAAGTCAAGACTGATGGCAAACTTAATCTACCTGTATAATTGGGCTAAAGATTACAAGTACAAAGGACCTAACCATAGAGTGATTAGAAAAGGATTATTTTAGTAGTAAAGGCAGTTTTGTAAAACCTGACACCCTGCCATAATAAATTAAAAATAAAGGAGTAAAGAAAAAATGAAAAAAGAGTTTAAAGAAACAGTAACACTATTAAGAAGCGTACCGTCACTCATTGTGGTGATGTACGTAGTATCAGTTATTATGATGAACTTGTTTGCTAACAAGGAGATGTTCACAACAAACTATTTGGCACTTGATTGTGGTTATATAATGAGTTGGTTTGCATTCTTTGCACAGGATGTGATATGTAAACACTTTGGAGCTAAGGCGAGTATTAAAATAACTGCTATAGCGTTGCTGTTTAATTTGTTTATGTGTATTATTTATCGTGTGGTAGCATGCACTTCAGGTAATTGGGGTGAGTACTATACACTAAATAGTGAAACAGCTAATCTCGCCTTGAATAACACGTTTTGCGGTAGCTGGTATATATTGCTCGGAAGTTCACTAGCTATGCTGGTTAGTAGTATTGTCAATAGCATTACAAATAAGCTAATAGGTGGTAAGTTAGCTAATACACATTATAAGCATTTTGCAATACGTTCTTTTGCAAGTACAATGATTGGTCAGCTTGTAGATAATTTAGTATTTGGATTTGTAGTCAGTACTGTACTATTTGGATGGAGTATTATGCAAGTTATAACCTGTGGAGCACTAGCGGCAATTATTGAGTTGTTAGGTGAGGTTATTATAAGTCCATTAGGTTACAAATTATGCAAGAGTTGGGAAGCTGAGAATGTAGGCTTAGATTATAAAAATATGTTGACATAAATTAATAACTATAGTAATATAATAAATATATAAAATAAAGGAGGATGAATTTAAGATGGAATTCACAGTTAACACACAAACATTACAAGACATGGTTACAAAGGCAGTAAAGGGTGCATCAAACAATAAAATGATTGCACTCACTCAGTTAATGAACATCAGACTTAAGGACAACAAATTAACTTTAGTAACAACAGATGCAAGCAATTACTTGTATATCTCACAAGATAAAGTACCTGGAGATGACTTTGAGGTAGTAGTTCCGGTTGATGTATTCAGTAAGCTTGTAAAACTTACAACAGCTGAGAAAATGACGTTTAAGCTTAATGAGAAGATGTTAGAGGTAAAGGGCAATGGTAAATATGAAATTGAGTTAACGCTTGATGAAGATGGCTCATACATTCAGTATCCAGACCCATTAGCATCAATGAGCTTATCAATGCCAACTACTGCATTTAATTTAAGTACAGGAAAGATGATTCTTGAAAGTATCAAACCAGCACTTGCTAAAACAAACGATGTACCATGTTACACTAACTACTTCGTAGGTGATAAGGTAGTAGCTACAGATACATTTACAGTATCAGGATTAGACTTAGATGTATTAGAAGATAGCGTATTAGTTAGTGGTGACACTATGGACTTACTAGATACATTTACAGAGGAGCATATTAGTATTTATACAGATGATTCACATATCGTATTTGCATCTGATACAGCTGTTATCTATGCACCATTCGGTGAAGGACTAGACGAGTACGCCATTGATGCTATTAGTGGACTATTAACACAGGAATTTGATAGTCAGTGCGCAGTAGAGAAGAGAGCACTTTTAAATGTACTTGATAGAATTAGCTTATTTATCTCTGTATATGATAAGAACGCTATTACATTGACATTTACAGCTAACGGACTTATGATTAATTCAGCTACAAATTCAGGTACAGAAACTATTGATTATAAAGAGTCAGATAACTTTACAGAGTTCACTTGTAGCGTAGATGTTGAAATGCTAAAGACACAGGTAAAGGCTACAAGTAATGATTTAATTACTATCGAGTACGGCGAAGATAACGCTATTAAGTTACTCGATGGAAATGTTACTGTTATTATTGCATTATTAGACGAGGAGGAATAATATGTATAAGATTGTTAAAAAGTCAAAGGTTCGTATGAAGGACTTAAGTGTAGGCGATACTTTTATATTTGTAGGCGATAGACATATGGTAGTTGAAGAGTTGACAAATGATGTTATTTGTTATAATTATTACACACACTCAACTATTAGATATAATAAAGATGAACGAGAGATTGTATCTATTGAGTGCACTGATGACAAACAAACTGCAGACATTAACACTTTGAAAGTAGATAGTTTATCTGAACTAAAGATTGGTGATATATTCACTTATATGAATGGTAATTGGCAGGTATTCTTAGGAAAGTCGAAAGGTGAAGCAAATTTTGCTTGCTATGATTTAAATGTAAGAGAAATTAAGAGCTGGTATGGAAATTTTGGACCTTACAACAAATTAGTCGATGATGAAGTGGAATTTGTATTTAAGGAGGATTAATATGGTTGATAACACAGCAAGAATGGCAGTTATGAGTTTACAAGATATGTTAGAAGATACCGCACAACTTAGATGTTTTACATCTAAGATTGGCGATAGTAACCTACAAGAGGATTTTGATAACTTAAAACAGAGTATTATTGCAACTATTAACCGTTTAAATTTGTATGTATAGAGGTAGAATTATGAAGTGTATTGACAAAGAAACAGGATTAGTTTGTGACGCATTTGGTTGTACTTGTAAGAATTTACCATGTTTACTAATACAGAAAAGCAACGGATATACAGAAATGCTAGACATTGAAGACTTTGAGAAGAAATACACAATAGTAAAGGAAGAGGAGTAGAAATACTCCTCTACTCTTTTTAAAAACTTTTACAAAGTTGTTGACATATATTTAGAGCTGTAGTAATATACTTATATAAACAAAAACAACTTATACATAGTAAAGGAGATATGAATTATGAACACAGCATTTTTAGAGAGAATTGAAAGAGCATTAAACGAGAAAGGTTTTTCACGTGAGTTAACATTTGAAGCATTTCCAAATATGGTAAATTGGAAAACACAATCACAGTTTTCATTATATAGAAATACAGATGCACAAGTAAATAAAGATGTTAAGTGGAATGTAACCTACATTAATGGATACGACTTGTATATTAGTACAGTATATAGACATAATGGCACAGAGGAAAACGTTAATGTAGATATTAAAGTAAGCAAGTTTGAAAATGGATTAGGTAGAAACCTTGAAGTTCCTGAAGGATTTAAACAGCGTGTAAGAATCAATCAGAATTGTTCAGATAAAGTTTTTAATAAAAGAATACAGACAATAGTAGAAGCATATGAAGCAATTATAGCGTACAACAAATAGTTGTACTCTTGATATAGAAAGGAGCTGATAAAATGACAGACATACAACACAGAATTGAAAGTAATGGAGCTAAAGTAGATAGTATGGTAACAGATGTTACAAGTAAGTACATTAAACCACTAGATGATTATATATCATTTATACGTGAGTGCTTATGTGATGGTACACAGCCGCCAACAAATGAAGAACTAGAGGACTTCATTTTAAATCTGGGAACATATATCTATTTTGCAAGTACAGCTGTAGAAAGCGTGGGAATACGTGATGACATAAGCAAAGCTGTATATAAAGAAAAGTATAATGAAAGGAGAAATAAAGCACAAGGAACTGTCGCAGATAAAAACGCACAGGCAGAACTAGAAAGCCAAGAAGAGGAGTTAATTAATAATGTATATCACAGAAGCTATGCAGTGATGAAAGCTAAAGTAAATGCGGCTCAAGAATTATTGAGTAGTTGCAAGAAAGCATTGAGTCACAGACTAGCTGATATGGAATTAACACGATTAACAAACTAAGGAGGTTATTATGTTAGGAACAAGAGTAGCAGTAATTGCACTATCAAGTGTATTAGCTTTAAGTAATCCAGAGCTGTCACCGCAACCCCCTGTTAGGGGAGTATGTAGTCAATTAGTAAAGTCACTAAAGAGCAAGCCAATAAAGAAGAAAAAGAAAGTACAGAAGAAGAAAGCTAAAGATAAAGACGTTGAGTTATTAGCGCATTTAATATTTGCAGAAGTGGGTTCGGATTATATACCTGATAAGGTACTAGAAACCGCAGGAGCTGTAGTTATTAATCGTATGCACGATAAAGACTTAAAAGGTGATAATCTACATGATGTTATCTACACAAAAGGACAGTTTGACGTCGTGCGTACAGGAGCTATCAAGAAGAAACCTACAAAAAGATGCTACACAATAGCAAGACACTTGCTAGAAGATGGAGTAAAATACTATGATGTACCTAGCAACGTAGTGTATTTCGCTGAATGGAAACAAGGTAGCGGAGTATATTATAAGTGGAAAAATGTAATATTTAGTTATAAATAAAGGAGTAAAGAAATGCAGGGAAATGAGTATCAAGAACAAGCAATGAGGACAAATGATGGTAAATGTAGTGAGAGATTGTACAAAGAATTTTGTAAACATCTACGACCAGGACTTGAGCCTACGGACATTGACTACGGAGCATTATTAATGGGCTGTTTAGGAATCAGTGGCGAGGCAGGAGAGTTTTGTGACATTGTAAAGAAAGTAACATTTCACAAATCAGAATTTGATGAAACACATTTACAGAAAGAACTCGGAGATATTTTGTGGTATGTAGCTTGTATCTGTGAATCTATGCATTGGTCACTTGATGACATAATGCAAATTAATATAGATAAGTTAAAGGCAAGATATCCAGAGGGTTTTGACATTGAGAAAGCTAATAACAGACAGGAAGGTGATATTTAGTGAGAATAGAAGAACACTACAACGACGGTAACAAGACAACATGGGATAAGATGTATGAAGATTACGGACCTATGGGAGTTATCCTGTTCGATTGCTTGTCCGCTCGGAAGTATTACGAAAGAAGAGGTAAAAAAGAGGGTGAGAGCTACGAGAAAGACACTGAAAAGATGTTAACATATATGCAACACGCTTTACAGACATATATTGATGTAGAGGACCCTGAGGTTGCAGAATATATTGAGATGCAGTATGCATTGATGGTGTATAGAATTACAGCAAGACTAATATTAGGAGAGTGCGACTATGAGTAAATTAGATGCGATTATGTCACAGGTGAATAAAGATTGGAAGAACAATAATTTCCATGTAGGTGTGGCTAAATATGATTATGAAAGAATTCCAAGTAGTTCACCACGTATTAACTATATGTTATTCGGTGGATTGCCTGAAGGTAGATTGATTGAGTTATACGGAGGGGAACACGGTGGAAAATCGTCGTTATCACTAGACTTTGTAGCTAACTATCAAGCATTACATGATGATAAGAAAGTAGTGTGGATTGACGCTGAGAACACGTTTGACGCTGTGTGGGCAACAAAGCTAGGAGTTGATGTAGATAGCTTATACATTCTAAGTCCTGACGCACAAGGAGCCGAAACAATTTTCCAAACTTGCTTAGACATTATTGATACAGGCGAAGTTGGTTTAATGGTGCTTGATTCACTTGGAGTACTTGTTAGCAACCAAGCGTATGAGAAGTCAGTTGAGGAAAAGACTTATGGAGGAATAAGTCAGGCACTAACTAATTTTAGTAAGAAAGCTGAAATGTTATGTGCCAAGACTAACTGCACATTTATTGGTATTAATCAAGTACGTGATGACTTGAACAGTATGTTTGGAGGAACAACAACTCCAGGTGGTAGAGGATGGAAACACGCTTGCAGTGTACGACTTGAAATTAAAAAGGGTAAGTACATTGATGATAAAGGAAACGACTTAAATAATAGCTGTGAAAATCCTGTTGGTCAGAAGTTATTAATAAGCATGACGAAGAATAAGACCTGCCCACCGACAAGGCGTAACTGCTTCACAACTATTAAGTTCTTAGATGGCATAGACTATGTATCAGACTTTATAGAGGTGTGTATTAAATACGGACTTATAGATAAAGCAGGAGCGTGGTACTCAATCATAAATCCAGAAACAGGTGAGCTAGTAGAGAAGTTTCAAGGGGCACAGAGGGTTAGAGATTATTTAGAGGATGAAAGTAATATAATTATAATGAGTATGCTTGAAGATGTTATTAATCAGCATATAGCAGACCAATCAGAAATGTAGTAAATAGAGGGCTAGTAATAGTCCTCTACTTTTTTATAAAATTTTAAAAAAAAGTTGTTGACATATATTTGTGTTAATGTTAATATACTAATATAAACAAACAACAAAAAATACTTAGTAAGTTATGGTACATTAGTAAAAGAAAGCTTTGGCAATTCATTAGAGGAAGTAATGTTTAAACTACACGCAGAGCTAAATTATAATATAGCAGGATATAAGGAGGATTAATATGTTAAGTTTATTTAAGAATTGGAGTGGCGCCGTTGAAGTTGACGGCGTCAGATATGATAGTATTGAGAGCGTGAATTTAAGTCATATTAAAGACGTAGATAACTTAAGTATAAAACTATTAAGTAATGCAATAAAACCCATTAAAAACGATAATACACAAGCAGACAGGGTGGATATTTTAGATAAAGAGTACATTGTAGAAGTTAAGCCTTATATGTGTAAGAAAAGTACACCACAGTTTGACTTCATGGCTAAATTTAATAACGACAACCCAATGCCATTTAGAATCATGCAAGGAAAGATTATAAAGCAGACAAGAGGTATGTACCAGTTAAAGCTAAAAGCAACAGACATGGTCAAGGGTGAGCAGTATATCACTTGTATGTGTTGTGGTAGAAAGTTGACAAATCCAATATCAAAGTGGTTCGGAATTGGACCAGAGTGCAGTGGTAATTATTGGGGAGTTGATACATCAGACTTAGATAAAGCACAGGAGGAAGTATTTGAAAAATTAGAAACTATAGAATGGACAGGATGGGCACCAAAGAGTGCTTGCACATTAAAGGAGGTAAAGTAAAATGAAGTTGACAGATACAGAGAGAAACTTGATTACAGATAATTATAATTTAGTTTATAGGTTTTTATGGAAGTATCATTTGAATATTGAGGAGTGGGAGAGTATTTTAGTATTAGCATTGTGTGAGAAAATACACTTATATGATGATAGTAAAAGTCAATTGAGCACATTTATATTTACAGTACTAAAGACAGCATACCTACAAGAACTTAGAAGCCGTAATATGCAAGTACGTCGTGCCAATTATGATAGCGGTATACTATCACTTGATTA